ACCAAGAATTAGTTGTTGGTGAAGCACGGATTATAGGCCTCAAGCTGACACGGACGATTGGAGAGAGCAAAACAGAGATCACTCCCGATTCGGCAACCATTGCAGCCGTCGATGCTGAGGCCGTTGTGGTCATTACAGAAAAGGCAGCATCAATTTCAGGCACTGGTGTCTATTCTCTGATTTCTGTAGCGGACATCACAGAAGCAGCCGGAGTGTTTACAGTTACATGGAAAGTAACCTACGGCACTGAAATCATCATCGAGACACAGACCATTACGGTGACATGAACTACATAGCGACCGATTTATATCCGAACTTTACATCGACCGACACTGCTGCGGCCTTTGAAGGCTTTGAATTCTGGTTCTACATCGAGACGCATGTTCATAGCGTGGTGATCCCTACTGGCGCGATTGATGGCTCCAACACTTCGTACTCAGTCACAGCCGACCAGCTTGAGGTAATGATCAACGGCCTGCACGTGACGTTCACGAAGACAGTAGGCGGGTTCACTCTTGATGAGGCCCCGACTGCTGGAGACATCTTGTGGTGTGAGGTGATTAACGAGTAATGGCGCACTCGCACACCGATCCGATTACACCGACAGGGACAGTGAACGGAGTGAATACAGTGTTCACGTTGGCCACAACCTATGTTAAGGTGCGTTACTTCGTGAACGGACTAGAGCAGTTAGAGGACACGGACTACACGGTGGCAGGAACGGTCCTGACAGTAGATCCTCCGCCGGAAACAGGAGACGAGCATTGGATACTAGGGGAGGTTGCATGATCCACAAGAGCGCAGATGTGCATCCATCCGCCATTATCGGTGAAGGGACTCAGATTTGGAACAATGCGCAAGTGCGCGAAGGGGCCATCATTGGCTCCAATTGTCACATTGGTTCAGGGGCGCACATCGGCAAGGGCGTTCTGATTGGTGACAACTGCAAGATTCTCAACAATGCCTGCCTGTTTGAAGGAGTGACGCTAGAAGATGGGGTGTTCGTTGGGCCCGGCTCGATATTTTGTAATGATTCTTACCCAAGGGCAGTTCATGAAGATGGCGCAATCATTGAGGCGGGAGAATGGCTCCCACAGCATTCTTATGTCGCGAGCCAAGCATCAATCGGCGCGAACGCGACCATCCTGCCCGGAGTCTTTATTGGAATTGGTTCAATGATCGGCGCGGGGGCTGTAGTTACGAAAGATACTCAGCCATGGCGCTTGTATGTAGGCAATCCAGCAAGGGAGATACGACAATGCCTAGTGACGTAAAGATTGCACAACCGATCATCGGAGAAGAAGAGAAGGCAGCCGTGATGGAAGTGCTTGAGTCTGGCAACATTGCTCAGGGAGAGAAGGTCGAAGAATTTGAAGCAGCGTTTGCCAAGTATGTAGGAGCACGACACGCCATTGCCGTTTCATCTGGGACAGCAGCCCTTCATCTGGCATTGCTTGCCAATGGGGTTGGTCCCCACACCGAAGTCATTACAACCCCCTTTAGCTTCATCTCAACAGCTAATGCCATCTTGCACTGTGATGCGACAGTAAAATTTGGCGATGTCAATCCTGTGTCGTTCAATCTGACTCCGGAATCTGCCGAAGCACAGATCGGCCCATCCACACGGGCGATCATGCCGGTGCATCTCTATGGCAACCCAGCCGATCTCGATGCGTTCAGGGCGCTAGGCAATAAGCATGGATTGATGATCATCGAGGATGCCTGCCAAGCGGTGGGGGCTGTCTACAAAGGGCAGAAGATTGGATCGATCAACACGACCTGTTTCTCTTTCTATCCCTCAAAAAATATGACCACTGCCGAGGGTGGCATGGTCACAACCCACGATGATGCCGTAGCCTGGAACGTTCGCAATATGAGACAGCACGGAATGGGCGGTAAATCAGTTGGGTTCAATTATAGATTAACCGACATTCAGGCAGCAATAGGCATCGAACAGCTAAAGAAACTCGATGAGTTCAACTCAATCCGGCGCAAGAATGCCGAGATGCTGACTGCTGGCCTGTCTGAGATAGTTATATGCCCCGTGGGGGCCGAAGAGTCTACGCACTGCTGGCACCTATACACAATTCGTTTGAAACGAAGACGGCAAACAGTTCTCAAGGCCCTCCATGAGGCAGGTATTGATGCACGGGTGTATTACGAGAAGCCGATCCATCTCTGTCCTCCGTTTAACGGGAAGACTATCTCTCGTCCGAATGCAGAGAAACTGTCGAATAACATTATCTCATTGCCGGTCCATCCTGGTGTGACAGAAGAAAACATCGCGACAATGATCGAGGTGATTACATGCGCATTGGCGTAATCGGCCTAGGGAACATGGGGCGCAATCATGCTCGTGTTCTATCCGAGATTGCTGATCTTGTTGCCGTGTGTGACACATGTGCCGCTGCATTAGCAACCTGGCACGGCTCAGGGACTAAGTTTCTTGATCCAATGAAGATGCTGAAAGATCCTGACATGGCTCTCGATGCTGTTGTGGTAGCTGTCCCGACATCTAGACACGCTGTGATAACGATGACTGCAATCGAGGCAGGCATCGATGTCCTAGTAGAGAAGCCATTGGCTGGTAATGTTGGAGACGCGCAGGTGCTTGTAGAGACAGCGAAAGAGAAAGGCGTCTTCCTCGCCACTGGGCACATCGAGCGATTCAACCCAGCGATCGTCGCGCTGAAAGATCGTTGGTCGCAGCTTGGCGAAGTGCATGAGATTGGCTTTGAGCGACTAGGCCCGTTCCCGGAGCATGTGCGCGATACTGGAGTCATTTACGATCTTGCCACTCATGACTTTGATTTGCTGCGATATCTTGCTAGTCATTCTCCGATCATATCATTAGAGAGCCGATTCGTGATAGATAAAGGGATGGATGTCTCTGTCGCAGCGATTGCTCTACTAAAGGATGGCGGGATTGCAACATTCAGAGAAAGCTGGACGACCCCTACTAAGATCAGGCGCGTGACGGTATGGGGCGAGCAAGGGATGTTTGTTGCCGACCTGTTGCGTCAAGAACTGATGTTCTATGAAAACAATTATATCCCTGTTGATTGGGGAGCTATGGAGCCGTTCTTCGGAGTATCGGAGGGCGATGTGACACGGTACAAGATCAAGAAACAAGAGCCGTTAAGGCTTGAGTTGCAAGCGTTTCTTGATGCTGCTAATGGGCGAGGGAGAGACTGCCCAACCGGGGAAGATGGACTCGAAGCCGTAAGGCTGGCTGAATGGATGAAGGAGGCCGCTGGATATGAGGAATAGAACGATGAAACGCAAGAAATTGCGCAACTATCTGACAGAAAACTATGCAACCTTCATCACGTTCACGAAGAACCCAGAAAAAGGGCAAACTACGGCATATTACAAATGTCTTCGTGGTGCCCAAATGACGGAAGTTCTCGACAAGATTATGGAGATCTTCAGCGATGCAAAAAATTAGAGCGAGTTCTCAGTTTAACGATGACGAATCGAGGCTACTTACTGATGACCAGAAAGCCTCTATTGCTGTGCTGATCACATCTGATCCTGCGGCTGGAGACTTCACAATAACTGAGATCTATCGGAATTCAAGTGGCCAGATCGTCGTTGTTTATGATGACGTGGCTGTTTCATAACAGGAGGTAGAAGAAAATGGCACTAGCAAGTACAACGATGCCGACTTCAACAACGGTATCAACGGCTCAATCACACGCGCTTGTGGCGTCTTCGGCGGCGTCTCTCGCCACGATTGATGCGTCAGAAGCGTCCTCAATGGCATCATACGCATCAGTAAATGCGTCGATTGCTGACAGCATTGCAGATGACGCTATTATTGATGCGTCCGAGGCGAAGTCCACAGGCCTTGTCGATAGTTCGGCAGCCTCGGTAACGAAGTCGATGGCTGTCTACAGCGATCCAGGCGCTAACGAGTATCCGGTCAAAGAGATCGTTATGAACGCGACACTCGACATGATCGTTACCTATGACGACTCTTCGATCGCAGCATAGTGAAAATATCGGGGGGCCTTCGGGCCTCCCGGCTACTTAGGAGTTGAATATGAAGGCAGCGCATTTTTCGAGCTGGGCGCCCTCCAGAAGCGGGCTCTTCGAGGCAGCAAAAGATCTTGTTCTAGCCGAACGGGCTGCTGGCATTGACTCTATGTTCATCAATATGAGCGTGGCTGACCCTGAGAAGCATCTTGCTGAGTGCCCTGGCGGGAGACTGGACGAGGCAAACCTAAAACCCAGCACATGGGAAGAAGCCAAGGACGCTAAGATCTGGGTCGTCCATCGTGGCATTCCAGCAGAACTGGTAGAAGAGGCTAAGAAGCATTACACGATCATGGCCATTCACGGCTCTCCTGAACACGTCTTGATCAACGACATCGAGAACAGCGGGAACGTGCAGGGATTCAATGATCACATCAACATGGTAAGGAACTACAGCAAGGCTGTGGCACTGAACGAGCACGACTTTCATATCTGGAAACTGTACGCCGATCCGGGGCAGGTTGTTCATATCGAAGACTCCATTGATGTCTCTCGCTACTCACCGGAAGGCTACGCATGGGAGTTCCACGGATTGCCAGCGATTCTCTATGCTGACGTGTGCCGCAACATCAAGTTGCCGTTCACGTTGTACTGGGCAATGGCTGGAATTCATGAGAAGTTACCTGAAGCAAGACTTGAGATGTACGGGCTGCCATTTGCCGAGATCAACACATTCAGAAACACAATGGTTAGGGCAAGCAACATCAATCTGTTGGGCACACTCGAATCTGTCCAGCTCATCACGTCTGATCTGAGGCCGATGATGAGGGGGGCACACATTGGAGTGAATCCTAACCTTAGCGGTGTGAAGTCTAGGGTTACGATGGAAATGATGGCGTGCGGGCTTCCGGTTGTTGCTTCAAATGGTGACTACCCAATTCGGCAGTACCGCACTTATGACACGGTTGGACTCGAACGGGCGATCTGTGTGGCATGGGAAGATATCAAAAAGGACATTCCAGCCGCACGAGAGAAGGCCAGAGCATGGGCTGTTGAACATTGGGATGTTAAGAAAGCCGTAGAGACGGGATGGCTACCTCTCTACGAGGAGGCCATGAAGTAATGGCACTACAGACGATCAAGGTCCATGATCTTAGCGAGATGGCGCAAGAGCCAGGGGCTGACGATACCGGGAAAGGAATCAGCATCCTTGCAACCGTTGATGCCAACGCAACCGGCATTGGGGCTGCAATGCACGAGGCTGCCGATGGTAATTGGGATGAGGCGGATGCCAGTGCCAGCACAACGGCACCATGCACCGGCCTTGCTCTCACAGCAGGAACTGGTGCCGGTAAAGAAATCTTGCTGGTCGGGCTTGTTCGCAATGATGGATGGGCGTGGACTACTGGCCCCGGCTCGGCTAGCCTCATCTATCTCAGTGCTACGACGGGCGCACTGACACAGACGGCCCCGACAACGCCAGATTTAGTCCAAGTTGTAGGCCACGCCATCACTGACGATGTGATGTTCTTCAATCCTCAATTGCAGTGGATAGAACTCGTCGGCGCGGCCCAAGGAACTGCGATCTTTAAGACGGCTGATGAGTCGGTTACAAGTTCAACAACACTTCAGAATGATGATGAGTTGTTATGTTCTGTCGGCGCGAACGAGACAGTCATGATAGATATGTTTCTTTATATATATTCTACTTCTGCTACGCCAGACTGGAAGGGTGGATTCTCATTCCCGACTGGAGGAAGTATCTATTTTGCGCCATTAGCGGCGCTCGGCGGAATTGGAGTATCCGTAGCTTCTGGGGAAACGATAGGAATTTTCGGTATGACTGCCGCCGCTGTAGGAATAGTAAACCTAAGAGGTATATACGTTGGCGGAGCAAATGCAGGCACACTTCAATTTATCTGGGCGCAGAACATCTCTGATGCGACAACTGTAACCGTGAAAAAGGCGTCTGTGATGCGTGTTTGGAGGGGAGCGTAATGCCATTGTTATTAACGTACGTAAACAGGGAAGAGCGCAAGGCACATCTCGTGGCTCACTCAGACAAAGTAATGCTACATGACGATTACGATGCTGACTGGAAGCATGGTGATGAGATACATGGCGTTCTCACGCTTGCTTTGCCTGGCGAGATTGCTGCACGAGTTGTCACTGCGGATGAGATAGACAGCAATACAGAAGCAGCAATCAATATCAAGATTCATCCAACTGCTCCGCTCGGAGAACAGATAGGCATCCTTCGCAGTCAGATTGTCCAGATGCTCAATGGTGATATGTCTGCCAGTGAGGAGTTCACACGGCTGAACGAAATCGCGGCTACGGAGATTGAGAAATCAGCAGCAGAGAAGGCGGTGTTGTAATGCCAAAGACAACCCGGATTGACGTGACGAAATCGGACAAGCGTAAAATGGCTATCGAATCCCTGAAAGCTCGCGGCCCAGCATCGAACGAGAACAGCGTGCCGCAGTTGAGAGAACGAGTCGCGTTGCTTGAAGAGATACTTGGGTTGGAGGGCTAAATGACACAGACAGTGATGCCAAGACGACTGCATGAGGCGGCGCTGGCAGCGATGAAACGGCTACTTGACCTTGGCGAACTTGCGTTTAGCAGTGGTGGTGGGCGCGAATCTGGTGCCTTCCGCAATTACAAGTTCCAGGTAATGCAACACATTGCCGACATGGAGCGAGAGCAGTTCGCGATCTTGAGTGATATTGGGCATGTAGAGCCATGTGAATGTGGCGACTCGCTAGTTGGTGGTCCGCGCTGGACAAGATGCGAGTTGTGTGCTGGAAGCGGATTCAAGCCTACAGGAGGCAAGAAGGAATGAAGACGATGGACAGATTAGCCGGGAGCCTTGGCGTCGTTGTCCCGCACGGGAAAGAGGCGGGCATTGCAAGGCCACGCGCACTTGATGATGGGTATAGCGACCGCGCATCCCGCGATTCCGATACATCTGATCTGATCTTTGCATATCGTTACCACTCGTGGGTATACAGCGCGGTGAGGGCTATTGCCGGGGCTTGTTCGTCTGTTCCGTTTGTTGTCATCAATTATCGTGGAACGGGGACGAGGAAGCCGCGACCTGTACGTGATTTTGCGATGAAGTATCGGTCAATTCAGGGATGGAATGAGATCCAGGATTGGGAGAAGCTCATGGACGCTTATCTCAAATCTGAGAACGCAGAGATCGTCACAGATCATGAAGTGCTTGATCTGCTTGCCCATCCTATGCCAGAAGCGGACAAGACGCGCACAGAGCTAATCCAGGCCATCGTAACAAACCTTGAACTAGACGGCAACGCATACGTTGAGAAGATTTGGAAGACGGGAAGAAGGGACGGAATCCCATCACAGCTTTGGGCAGAGATTGATCCCAGAAAGATCTACGTTATCCCGGGCAAAGGGGTTGTCTTCGGCGGCTTCATGTACGTTGGCGATACGGTCAAGTATTTCTTGCCGGAAGACATACTGGCATTCCGGTACTACAACCCATTGAATCCTTATTATGGCCAATCTCCGACGCGGGTACTACGAACGGCGATTATCGGTGATGTTCGAGCTGTCGATTGGAACAGGATGTTCTTCGAGAACGATGCCACTCCGGGCGGGCTTATCTCTTCAAAAGAGAGGCTGACGCCTGATGACATCCGACTCATTGAGGACTCATGGAACAGCAAGAGGCGTGGTGCGGGGCGCTCTCACGGAATAGGGGTATTGGGTCTAGGGTCTACATTCCAGGCTCTCTCGCCAGCTCACAAAGATATGGGGTTTAAGGATTTGCGAGAGCTAACACAGCAAGAGGTACAGGCAACATACGGCGTTCCTTCTGTTGTGCTAGGAAACTACAAGGATGCAAACCGTGCATCAGCAGTGACGCAGGCGCGGTTGTTTACTACCAACACGGTTCTACCGAGACTGGCAAAGATTGAATCTGTCCTTGATCGACACTTCTTCGGTGTTGATGGCAAGACGAAACTGATGTTTGACCTGTCGACGATTGAGGCGCTTCAAGAAGACATTCTCATTCGGGCACGAGCAGGAAGGTTGTTCACAGAGCAGCGATTCACTGTGAACGAGATCAGGGCGTTCAACAAACTGCCTCCGATCTTGGGACAGTTTGCTGATGCTGTTCTCGTTCCGAACAACATGGTCGTCGCTGGCAGGATAGAAGGGTCTGAGGATGGACCAAATACAACGGCACCAGAAGAAGAAATAACGGAGGTGGAGACATAATGAAACGAGTAGGCGCTTTTATAGCTTTACTCATGGTGGGCCTGATCTCGTTTGGTGGGATGGCAGCACTCGACTGGGAAACTTACATCGGGGGCGTCTATTTCCTCAATCTTGAACAGGCTGTGTTGACCGGGTTCACGTCAACGGGGATGTTTGATCTCATCGGCGGGGCACGGTTCGACAATGTGACGGCAGCTACGACACTCAGCATTACCGAAACGAACCTTGCATTCGCAGGGGTTACTACTTTCTATGGGGCAACGTTTAGCTTCGGATATGATGTCGGTGCAGCAATGACGTTCACGCCTACGGATGCAACAGGCGCAGTGGCGATCACACATGCTGGATCGGCCCCCGCGATCACATGGACAGCGGATTCGTTGGCTTTTACAGGAAACTTCAGTTCTGACGGGACAACGGCTGTTCTTGATGGCAGCACATCAGCCAGGATTCTCAGTGCGGGCTTTACGAGCTTAGAATCTGCGGCAAACCGTTTTGGCGTAAATGCGACAATCTATATGTCGGTCGCAACGACAGCGACAACTGGTATCACGACGATAACTCACACGGGTACGACCCCCACAGTAACTTGGACGGCGGACTCGTTTAGCTTCGTCGGTGCATTCAGTTCAGACAGCGCATCAACGGCTGTAGTCGATGGCGCAACATCATTCCGTGGATTGAGTGCGGGATTCGTTAGCCTAGAATCTCCAGCGAATCGATTTGGCTTGAATGCCACCGAATACATACAGATTGCAACAACTATAACTACTGGCATCACAACAATCACGCATACGGGATCAGCTCCTGCTGTAACGTGGACTGCTGACTCTCTGTCATTCGTTGGCAGTTTCGATACGAATGGCGCGACGGTATCTCTAGACGGTAGTACATCGGTTCGTGCGATCAGTGCTGGCTTTAACAGTCTCGAATCTCCAGGAAACCGTTTCGGATCAGATGTAGCTGTCTATATGCAGATTGCGACGACTGCCACAACTGGAATCACTGCCATTACTCATACCGGATCAGCTGTTACTGTTACATGGACGGCCCCCGCATTTGACTTCGTTGGCACGATGGCGCTAGATGCCACAACGCTATCAGATGTGTTGACGTTCTCGGACGCAGGAACAATCGACAACACAGCAGCCGACACATTGACGATTACTGAAACCTACATCGCGCTTGCTGGAGAAGTGTCTATCAGCGGAGACCTCACGGTGACTGGTGGAGACATCATTGATGGCTCGGGTGGCGGCGCAACCGTAGCGAATAAGGGCACCTCCGTCGAAACGATGGGCGGGGCACAGAAGACCGTCATTACCTTCACATTGACTGGCGATCACGACATCGACACCCCTGATGGTGGACAGTCTGCTGGCGTTCTGGTCTACGACTTCCCAGTGGGCTATATCCAAATCCTCGGTGCGTTGATTGATGCGTCGGTTGTGACGAATGCTGCCTACAACGCAACAGTAGCCGACCAATACTATATCAGTGTGGGAACTGTGGATGGTACGCAAGCAGCGAATGCCGATCTGACTGGCACCGAAGCTGACATCATCGCAAAGACAACTCACGATACCGACTCAGGTGCCGGGGCAAACACACAACTCACGAATACGTGGCACGCTCAAGATTTGACCGCCGAGACGTTTGACGGAACGGGTACAGCCATAGATCTCTTCGTGAACGTGGCTGTGCCGGATGCAAACAATACTGGCGCAACGACCCACGCGGTCACGGGAACCTTGACGATCTTCTGGATCAACCATGGTGGGTACTAGCCATGAAGGTCAGAACGGTTCCTGGTAAGCGGGCCTGGGCGAGTGGTGGGCGTCCGAAGGGCGGGAATAAAGAGGGCGACCCTCTCCGTAAGGGGGTAGTGAAGAAATGACTATTAGCCAAGCGAACATGACCGAAGTTAGACTGGCAGGGAAGGAAGTGAACACGCTTCTTTCCGGCCAAGATCTTCGGGACGCGCTCCAAGGCAAAGAGGTTGACGCTATCTACAAATATAGCGTTGCCGATCAAAGCCGTGGCGGCGAAGTCAAAGCAATTCACACGATGAAGGGCGAATACCTAACCGGGATGCGTCCTATTGGAAAGTCCGTGATTACGTCTGCAACGATTGACCGCGACAAAGACATTGTCTTCACGAGTGGCATGAAGCTGACAGATGGATACATGAAGAATCCAGTTGTGCTTCCGATGCACCTCTATCGGGAGTTTCCAATTGGGTTTACGAAGCAGATCACGCAGTATGCGAATCATGTGACTGCGACATGGGAATGGCTGACAGACCAACCGTTGACCAAGGCTGCGGAATACTACCAGCTTTGGGCAGCATATGTTCTGAATGCCGTTTCAATCGGCTTTGCCCCCGACGAGTGGGAATGGAACAAAGGCCGGAGCGGACTTGATTTCGTTACCTGGGAGTTATTGGAGCATAGCATTGTGACGATCCCGGCGAATCCTGACGCACAACGGAGCCTGGGCGCGAAGCAATACATCAAACTCGTTGGTGAAAAGCTCATTGAAATGTCTCCGATTGTGCGTCGGGGACTGGAGATAGCATTAACAGATGGAACAACTGTCAGCGTCAATTTGCCTGACGGCATGAAGAACAATGTCTCTAAACCTGATAACGAAAATGTGACTGCTGATGGAACAATCGAAGCCAAGACAGAGGTACTTAGCGATAAGGCAAACGAGCCTGTCGTAGAGGAGCCAGAAGCCGTCGAGGCAAGTGTTAGCGTAGAAGAGACAGAAGGGCAGAAGTCTTTTGATGAAATCCTGTTGGCGTATGCCGCTGGGGTGATGGAGAAAAGCGAAGTTTTAGGCGTTCTGAACAAAGTGTTCAGTGCGCTTGAGGCGGAGCGCGATCTCTACAAAGGACAACTTGTCAACATGGCTCTCTCGATCATTGCAACAAAATCGGAGGTGTAAGCATGAAGCTGGAAGACCTTACCAAAGAGCAGCTTCAGGGATTGGTGGACAAAGGCTCCGAGTATCTCGAAGCCATGAAGGCGGGGACTCCCGGTGAGACCAAGGTAATCCTTGACGGACCAGAGATGAAGAAGCCTGATGAACTCACGGCTATTGATCTCGACGCCGCACTCACTCGTGAACCCGAGACAGTCCTACGATCCACGAAGCAGAAGGATGATGAGCTGAAGAACTTCAGCATCACAAAGGGCGTACAATTCATTCTGACCGGCCAGCGCAAAGGAAACGAGCTGGAAGCAGACTGGATTCGTAGCCGTGATGGCTTCGCGCCATCAACAAATAAGGACATGACCCTTTACAGCGATATTGCTGGCGGATTCCTGGTTCCTACGGTTGTCATCAACGAACTGATCGATCTTCTGAAGGCAGAAACGATCATGCGTCGAGCTGGCGCAACGATCTTGACATCGAATGCAAAGACCGTTCAGGTGCCACGGAAGACTGGATCGACAAGTGCATACTGGGTTGCCGATGAAATTACTACGGACATCACCAAGTCTGCCCCGACGTTCGGAGACCTGAACTTGACACTCAGAAATCTGGCTGCGCGGGTGCAGGTTGCGCGGAATTTGATCAAGTACGCATCGTTGTCAGTAGAGACACTCATCCGGCAAGACATCATCGAACAGATGGCGCTTACGGAGGATCTGGCCTTCCTTCAGGGGACGGGCGGAACACAGCCTGTCGGCCTGAAGAACTGGCCCGGAGTCAACTCTACCAGTTCGATCGGTGCGCCGAACTTCGACGACCTTCTAGCATGTCTGACGACTCTCAAGGCCCGCAACGTGCGTGTCTCTGAGAAGCAGACGAGCTGGTGGATGCACCCGAACGTGCTTGGGTATCTACAGAAGCACAAGACTGGTACTGGTCAGTACGATTACGTTATCGACCTGACTCAGCGACCTCCAGACCGAATTCTCGGCCTGCCTGTCTACACCAGTTCGCAGATCCCGATTACCCTCGGTGCTGGTAGCGAGACCTACATGGTCTGTGGCAATGCCAACACCTACGCGATTGCGCAGGGTGGCGGCATCGAGATCTTGGTAGATCCATACACGTTGTCGGCTCAACTGAAGATCCAGATCGTCGCCGTGTTTGAAGTAGACGGTGGCCCTCGCCGGATCGACGAGTTCCAGGTTCTTACTGGAGTAACTTACTAGGAGGTGAAGAATGGCTGGTTTGAATAGAGACCTAACTAACGTCCTTAATGTTGTTCGTCTGCTTGCCCCTGCGACTTATTCGGCGGCAGCAGAGCAGACGACAGCCGCGATCGACACTGATTTTATGCGTGATGGCATTTTGGTGATCGACTGTGGCGTGATTGCAGCTACGTCAACGGTTGGAGTGCAACTCCAAACTTGCGACACATCTGACGGCACGTATGCCGATGTCATGGCAGCAGACGGAGCACTTACGGTAGCACACACGCTTACCGCTGTCTCTTACGCTGTCAAAGATCTGAAGCGATACGTGAAGTTCCAGTACGACGTTGATACAGACGTTGCGTTGTTCGGGGCTGTCCTTGTTGGGGCGCACCGACCGTTGAATCCTCCGTCCTAGCGAGGTGATCTGAATGGCATGGCCAACTGGCGCTGATGTGCAGCAAAGAACTGACATCACACTCACACTGACAGGAAGTGTCTATACAACTAGCTACGGACTGAGCGTGACAGAGATGATCAGCGATGCTATCGCTGCGGCTGCTTTGGAATGCCTCAGAGATCCCGAGTACGGTTTCGACGAAGCGGAAGTGACTGAAACATTCGATGGGAGGAGTTGCCTCCAAGTGAGCCACCCTCCCATCTTGTCTGTTTCTTCTTTAACCAGCAACAGCGAAGAGATGGACGAGGATGACTACGTCATTTATCCAAGAGACATCAAAATACTTGACGAAGACAGCAAGATCTTGCTGCAAAGCTACGCTCCGGTGCGCCCGACAAGGCAGCTTTACTCGCTGATTTACACGGGTGGCTATTCTGATTCGGCGGTAGGGACACATAAAGCGATCCCACGCAGCCTCAAAGCAATCATCTTAGAGATGGTCGTCAGGGAATTGCTGCGGATTGACCAACGATATCGTGTCTACGCTGGTGTTAGCGCAGCACAGATCGGATCAACGGACTACCGATTCACATCGGACAATGCTTTGCTGTCAGACCTTTATCGAAGACTACGAGATGGCCCGTGGACGGTGATTGGAATTTGATCGGACTAAACATCAAGGTGGACATCCATCGCAGAGCTGCAGCAGCGGCTTCTGGTTGGGGAGACACCAGCGACATGACTTGGGTTGCCATTCCGACATACAGGGATGTCAGGGCAAGGATTTCGACGCTTCGGGTAGAAGAGAGAGAAGCGTTGGCTAGTGCTGGCGGGAATATTGCCACCATTGCTGCGCATCGTATCTTCTTCAATCCTGAGACGGATGTTTTGATCGGAGACCACATTGTCTATGACGGAAAGACTTACGAGATGGTATCGATTGAAGACATGGACAAATCGGAGCAGCATCTAGAAGGCTTCATTGTCTTCTGGAAGGGGGTAGTTGCCTAATGGCTTGGTATGGCGGCGGTAAACTACAACAGTTTGGCCCTAATGGGTATATCTACGTTGATCTTAACCCAGGCCCACTATTTGCTGTTGTTGACGCAACCATCTACTCGCGCATGGAGGCGGCAATGAAACTGGCGGCTGAGACTGCCAGAGACAACATGCAGGACATGACTCCTCCCTCTGCTCCTTGGGACATGCCAGCGATCGATTCTGGAACACTTAAAGAAAACATCGAGTACAAGATCTTCGACAGCCCGGATCGAATTATTGGGGCCTTTGGTGTCTTCAAAGAGTCTGCTACCAATAAGGCGACAGGGAAGGTCGTGGACATGATCTATGCCCTATATCTGGAGACCGGAACGTACAAGATGGACCCACGGCCCTGGTTGACACTCACTCTTGCCGAAGTTTGGGATCAGTGGAAGTCAATCTTCGGAGCTGGTGGTTCCGGCGCTGAGACTGTCGCTTCATTCTCGATGGGTGGCCGAGAAGACAATACGGCCCTGGAGCACGCATAATGCGAAACGATGTTGTAGTACCGTTCACGAAAGCGGTGATAGCCAAGTTGCTTGCTACAAGCGGCGTTACGGCAATTACTGGCACGAGGATTGGTCCAGGGTCAGAGAATCAAACGATGCCGTTCATTGTTGTTGATCCATTGCCGGAGACCCCACATCACGGGATCGGCTTTAATGAACCTGCTTATGTAACGGCACGCGCACAAATAGCTGGCTTTGTAAAGACGAAACATGGAAGTCTTGAGCTTGCTGGCGCAATTTCCAAGGCACTTGATGGAGAAACCTTAACCGTGAGCGGTTGGGGTTCAGGAAGGATGGTTGGCATTGGCATTACTCCGTTGCAAATAGATGTAAACGGTGTAACTGCCTATAAGGCCGCAAGGCGCATTACTGTCAATCTTCCAAATCAAGATACACGATAGACGGAGGTGTTAAAAGATGGCAGATACGTTTACCCCTAAAGGGGGTCATCTGGCTAGTTTGAAATACAACACAAAGGTAGTCAATGTTCGCGGCGAGGTCCGCGTGACAGCGGCACGGGCAGTTATCGATATTTCTTGTATTGGTGACACCTTTGTGCCGTTCCGGTCCTTTACGCTAGGAATGCACGATCAGATGTCGTTCACAGTGCCGGTTCCTTACGACCCTGCGAACGATGGAATCATAGCAATCTTGGCGGCATCTGTGGCGGGGACACCTACCAGTTTGATACTGCTTGACGTGCTTGCAGGCACGACGCTGCTTTCTGGCACCGCGCTTGCTTCTTACGAGTACGCATCAAGCATGGACGATGTTCAGCTCTTGAACGTGACGTTTACGTTCACGGGGGCGTTGACTGGCAACTTGGTAGTGTAGGAGGAGGTGAATAGCTGATGGCTGACACCTTTACCCCTATCAATGGGTTTCTGGCGGGGATATACAGATCCCCTGGAGTTCTAGTTGGTGCCGTAACGAAGCATCAGCTCCTTCTGAATCCATCGTTTGAAACAGGAGATCTGACGAGCTGGACTGACGACAGTGTGGCAACATCTACAGCTACAGCAACAGCCCTCAAAGGCTGGGAAGATCGTAGTTACGGTGTTGTCATGTCTGACAACGGCACGAATTTGTGCGGCATCTCTCAGATCACGACACTAGATGCAGCTTTATCTGCTGCGCAGGCGTTGACCCATAGGATCATCGCAAGCGTGTGGGTTAAGTTTGACTCCGCAAGCGATGATGCTGTATTGAAGGTCTCCGCGCTCGATGCGGCTGACGGCGTTCTTGGTACTGGCTCTGTGACGATGATCTCGTCCCATCCTTACTACGACGCTGCCGCTGCTGGATTTGGCGTGTGGAGCTACTTCAGTATTGCAATCAGTGCTGTTGAATTGACAAAGAAGGTGAAAGTCGAAATCTACTCTAATGCCGCAGCTGCGCAAGTGTGGAATATCGACAATCCTTCTGCAACCATCGTGGAGCAAGTTGCGGGCGCTTTCGGACAGGTCGTTATGCCGATAGGCTACGACACCGAAGATGTCTCAACGTTTGCCACTGCCGGGACAGCCGGATGGCGATCAGTTGCCACGACATTGAAGAAGCAGAGCGCCATAACGTTCCCCGAGTATTGGGTAAATTCTGAAGTGATGGCGGCTGAGAAGGCCGCTGTTACTAAGGTTTACATCATCTTGTGGACGCAAAAGGCGACGAAAACTCAGGACCGATTTGAGTTCTGGGCATTGGTCAACGGGATTGAGTGGGCCGCGCCTGTTGGTGAAGTACAAAAGGGATCAGTAATGATCACTGCAACCGGCCATATTGGATACGCACACATTTAGGAGAACGATGAAATCTGAACTGCTAAAGACTTTTGAACTTGCATCCAAGACTACTCACGAACGAACCTTTCATTTTGATCTTGGGGAGGGGGTAGACCTAGTCTGCCCCCGCCTCAGCTTGAACGGGTGTGCAGCATTTGAACGACGTATGGTGGCAAAGCCAGGATCGAAGGGCTTCAGTCTGTCAATGCTGAAGAATACGGCGGCGATGAGAATGGCAGAGTGTAGTGGTGCCGTCCTAGAGGAGCTTCGGAAAGAAGGCGCACCAAGTGCATTCAAAGACGAAGCCGATGCTCGTATGTGGGCGACTCAATTCCAGGCGAATCTGGTATCGAAGTTTGCACCATATTCTGAAAAGCTACTTGGGGACTTCCACAAGGATGACCAGATCTTTGCCGTCACGTTGGCGCTGAAAGAGAAGTATGGCGACAGCGAGACGACAACAAAGGGCAAGGGCGAATCGAGGATAGAGGAAGAAGTCATCTTCGACGAGAAATTCATTCGTGTAATCTTTGATGCCGCGCCAGACATGCTTGATGCTATGTTCTTGTGGACAATTGGATTGGTGGATATCCCTGACGGGACAAGCCAAGAAGACATTGCAAAAGGATTGGATGACTTGGCCGCTTCGGTCGGTGGTTCGGGAAACGTAGTAAAACCGAGTCCGACGAAGAAATCAGTTACAGGAAAGAGGTCAACTACAAAGAATACGTCCCAATAATACTGCACCACTATCCTCAATATGACCTTGAATCTGTCTTTGACCTTGATGACCTTCAGTTCGCTTTTCTGATTAACGGACTGGACGCGATACATAGACTTGAACGTGCAAACACCCTACCGGGGATGGTAGACAACGACGGCATGAAGGCAACGGTTGCTGCGGCTCCGAGGCCTAGAGTAGACAGCGAAAGTACGTTTGGCTGGCTACAAGAGCAATGTGAAGCAAAAGGGCTGACGCCCCCGGCGAGGTAAAACATGGCAGAAGGTACAAGTCTAGGTACTGCGTACATCACGCTGATGCTTGACAAGGCTGGGTTCCAGTCACAAGTGACTGGTCTTGGCCGGACATTGACTGGCTCTCTCGGCGGGATTGTCGGCATGACTGCGAAACTAGCTGGTGTTGGCGCTGGCCTCTATGCCGTTAAGAGAGCCATCGGATATGTCAATGATGCCTTCCTAGAGTTCGACCAACAGATGCACAACGTCTGGACGCTGACAGACCAGACCGGCGATGAAATAGTCAAGCTATCCTCTGATCTCAGAGATCTTGCATGGCAATACAATATCACAAGCACACAGGCCGCTAAGGCCATGTACCAGATCTACTCGGCAACCTTCTATGGCGCAGACGCCATGAAGATTCTTGAAGCATCTACCCGTGCTGCTGCGGCAGGGCTGACTGACGTATTTACTGCTGCAAACATGGGGACTACTGTTCTAAATGCCTATGGTATGGCAGCAGAAGAGATAACTCGTGTAAATGATTTGCTCTTCACTTCAATACGGTTTGGGAAGTGCGTCACCGGAGACACCCGTGTCTTGCTGGCCGATGGTCGCTACAAGCGAATCGACGAACTAGAAGGCGGGGCTAAGGTCGTTTCTTACGATGGCAGATCGTTCTTGCCGATGGATGCCACATGGGTAGACCAAGGGACAAAGCCAACCGTCCGGCTGGAGACACATCTTGGCCGAGAAATCAAGACAACATGGAACCATCCTTATCTCACAGATGACGGATGGAAGAAGGTATCAGAGCTAAAGATTGGTGACCAGATTGCCATTCCTTCATCTCTTCCATTCTTCGGAGATAGACATGTTCACAAAAGCAGGGCGGCATTCTTGGGCCTATGGCTTGCTGAGGGAACTGGAGGTGCTTACTCGCCAGAGATAACGACAGACACATATGGGGCGCAAGTAACTGAGTGGGCAGAAGAATTTGGATGTAGTGTGTCGCGCAAGACAACAAGCACAGCAAGATGCCCCACATATCTTATGACTAGCGGGAGAGGAAATAGCGTTAATCCCGCGATGACTTTTCTCCGCGAGTTGGGGTTAGAGGGATGTCGCGCGGGAACAAAACACATCCCAGAAGAAGTCTTCTCTTGGGATCGAGAGTCAATTGCAACGATGTTGCATTGGTACTTCAATGGAGATGGATGGCTTGCTGACAGTAGGAAATATGAAAGTGGGGCTGGCTTCCATCTAGGATTTGCATCTAGTTCGAAGCAATTAGTCAAAGACATCTCGCACTTGCTTCTCCGATTTGGAATCATGGGAAGAATCAGACGGAGACAAGAGACAAATTCATGGACTTGGGAGAGCAACCGATACAACGAAGTCAGACGATTTGTAGACATGATCGGGATTGATAGACCGATGAATGCCTTGGTCCCGACGCATGAGCCGAAGAAAACGCGGAAACGATATGGAGTAATCGATTATGACAAGATCGTCGTCATCGAGGCCCAAGAAGAGGAGCGCGTTTACGACCTATGTGTCCCCCATCTACACAACTTTGTAGCTGAAGATATCCTTGCTCATAATACAACCTACGGAGAACTCGCAGATCAATTCGGTCGTTTGGCAGGAATTGCAGCCCCTGTTGGTGCGAGCATTGACGAGATGGCTGCCGCTATCGCAACACTCACCCGCCAGGGGATCACAACTGACTGGGCAGTCACTTCGTTGCGACAAACCCTGATGAAGATGCTACAACCCACCAAAGATCTTGAGAAGGCAATCAATGATCTTGGATTTGCATCTGGTGGTACGATGGTCCGCACTCTCGGATTTGCCAAGTCACTTGGTGAGATCAAGAAGTGGGCAGACCAGAATGGCGTGGCGCTGGACAGGATGTTTACCAACGTCCGTGCTGTTACTGCTGTCCTGCCTCTTGCTACCACAGCCGCTAAAGGCTTCGCACTCGACCTTCAAAGGATGGCCGACTCTGCCGGGGCATCTGATGTAGCATTTGGCAAACAGACACAATCATGGGCATATCAGATGTCGATTTTGAAATCTCGGCTAAATGACGTTGGCATTTCTCTAGGGAAAGTTGTCACGCCAGCTATTTACGGATTCACAAAGGGCGTTTTGGCCTTGCTCAAACCTCTCGGTGGCATGTCCGAGTTGTTGAATACAATGGGAGTTCCGTTTCTTCTTAAATGGGCAGCGACTCTCGGCACAGTTGTCATAGGGCTAACTGTTCTGACCAAGGCATTTCGTGCTCTTAACGTTGCTATGCTTGCTTCTCAGGCTTTTATGTTCTCCACGCTTGGCGTTGGTGGAGGATTGTCTGGGGCGATAATGAAGGGTATGTTCACAGCCGGTGGTGGATCAATGCTGGCTGGTCTCGGGATTGGGGCCGCCGGTCTTGTAGCAACGTCAATTGGGCTTAAAGGTCTTGTAGAACTTGAATTGGTGGCAGGGCAAATAGTCGGCGGCGAAGAAGTTAAGGGGGCAATGAAGGCGTCGCTGATGAGCATCTTCGGGAGTGTGGTCGGTGGGGCCATCTTCGGGAAGATGTTCCTTGGAGGACTGGTTGGATCTGGAGTTGGAGCGGCTATCGGTGCCGGAATAGCTGCGGCGGCGACAGCCTCAATCTTTGTCTACCATATCATCAAGAAGGCAGCCGAAACACACGAAGAACGTGTTTCTGTCGTTAGCGACACGATGAGAGCATGGGGCGCATTACCTTACGAACTAGAATCTGGCCCAGAATCAATTACTGAATTGAGAGATACGTTGTCGCGTCTTAACCCAGAGATAGAAAGAACAACTGCGTTTTTTAATGCAGTTCAAAGTGCAGTTGAAGATTTATACAAGATGCGATTTGATTCTCTCTTCGAGCCTGGGAAATGGGAACTAGAAGATAAATACCGCGGAGTCAGAACTCTTGCAGACATAACCGGCATTGCATTCCCTACGGAGGATGTAACCCGCGTCGCGCAAATGTGGAAGAAATCATTGTCTGACGCAAATCTAGAGGCATTGGCTGGATTGTCTGATGCCATTCTGTCTAATTTGGAAGATGAAACCAGAGAGATCATTATCGGGATGCAAGATGTCGCATTGGAGGAACTCAGCAGAACAGAATGGGGAGATTTCAGTGAGTTTATCGTTAAAACGATGACAGAGTGGGCAGAGAGTGTCGGGGCCGTTCTTGAACAAGGTGACATTATTGAACATGCAAATATGTTAGCAAATGCTCTTTTCGCACTCAAAAAGGTTCCCGCAGGAGACGTTGAGGCAGCAGAGGAAGCAGCCGCTGGATATCTGAAGGTGAAGGAATCATTTGCTGAACTGATGAAGGGGCTCGACGATGAAGAGCGCATTGCAGCGATGTTCCAAGTTATCCCCATCGCGCTAGAAGCAAGCATGGGCGAATTAGTTGATGTCATGGGCATATCTACAGCCGATCTTATTGCGCGAGTTTTAGCGGAGATCGAAGCTGCAACGCAGCCTCCAATCCCGTCTACACCTATTCCTGCCGTACAGGAGCAAGTAGACAGAGCGAGAAAAGAATTTGACGAGCTATTTGCATCCCTAGAATCTGGCGACTTCATGCTAGGGCAGGCGACTACAATGTTCGATGACTTGTCTGCAATGGCAGCAGAATGGACAAAGAATGCAGACATAGCCGAGATCACAGGCAGGGCTTATGCCGAAATGCTGCAAGTGCTTGCCGACTACATGAATGAAATGATCTCTTCTTCCGTCCTGTCTGCTATTCAAGAACTAATCAAGAGTTACGAAGAGGCAAAGGCCGCGTATCTTGATTCCGCAGAAGCGACACTTGAGCGGGCGATGGCAGAAAAAGATTTGACTGGCATCTCAGAGAAACTTGCTGGTTATCAAGAACTTCTAGGGCTTTCGGCAGAAGACCTTACAGGCGACTGGAAAGAGATGGTTGATTGGCTAGAGTCTGTCGGGATAGCGATCAACAAGATTACTGTCTTGCCCTTTGCAAAACAGATAGAGGTATACCAGGCGGCGCTGGCAAGGGCGTTAGAGGCGGGCAACATTGCAGCATCAGTCACAGCCTTGTCTGGTTTGAGCGGGATATACAACACGATGGTAGCGAGTGTCGATTTGCTGACAGCTGCTGGCCTGGAAGGATCAGGAGCTCTCAACGTATTGATACTAGGCTTAGAGAAGCTGTATGGATTCACAAGGGATGCAGCAGATGGAATAGGGAAACTTAGCGACGAAATCAACAATATGCTAGGGGCAATCTCTGGAGCTATCGGGGAAATGTCATCCGCCGTAGGATTAAGATCACCAGAGATTGCCTCATTGCTGAATGTAGTGCCAGCCTTGCTATCGGCAGGAGACGCGCTTTGGAAGGTGTTCGGTCCTGACGGGTTGTATGAAAAGAGCCTTGAGAAAGCAGCGTCGGCAGGTGCTGCTGCAAGGGCATCAGAAATTACGAACAAAATTCTATCAGCAGGAATGGCTATGTGGTCTAAGATGCCCGGTGCTGGCGGGGCAGACCAGATTGCTGCTGCATCTGCCGCAACAGTGGATGTGAAACTTGCTGCTGATGCGGCAGCAGAATCAGCCATTGCTTCAACAGTCGCAGCGATTGCTGGCGTAGCTACAGGGCTTGGCGCTGTCTTTGCGATTGTAGGGGCAGTAATACAAGTGTTTGATGTGTTTGCTGCGGCGAGGAAGAGACGAGAGGAAGAGCTGGCCGCGGCAGCAGAGGAACTGAAACAGAATTTTCTTAATCTCGCAGATGCCGCCATTACAGCAGCCTCTTCTCTGTGGGATTTGGCACAACAGGCAGAGAGCCTTCAGGCATTACAGTCCGGGTGGATGGAAGTTCAGGGAGCGATCATCACGGCGCTGCTTGGATTCCTGTGGCCGATTGCTGGCATATTTGAACTGATAATGGACTCTCTTGAGGATAGCGTTGACGCCATAGAGGAAGAGGCAGAGGCCCGACGAGCAAGCCTGAACGTGCCAACTGGATACAAGGTGCGTCGTGCTGAGTGGATGGCGGCGATGCCAGGACAGCCAGGAGACCTGATAGATGATTCGACGGTGCGAGACGATATTGAAGAGACGCTGACATGGTGGCAAGAGATTGTGCGGTCATTTGGAGCAGAGCTAGATAATGCCATTGCCCCAATACGTAACTTCATCGACAGGATGAACGACCTTTGGAAGAAGTTGGCACCGGCGATCATCAATGCCGTTATCCCAATGCTCAACACGTTTGGCTGGACTCTTGGCGAGATCGCAACGTGGATGGAGACAGTGTTTGCACCAGACCTAGAGAAGTTTTCTGCAGGATTCAGACGATTCTGGGAAGAGAAGGTTGATCCATTCTGGAAAGAGGATATGGGGCCGCAGATCGCAGTGTGGCTTCAGAGAGTCTATGACTGGTTCGCGCCGGTTCTTACATTCATGGAGAACAAGGTGTGGCCATGGCTTGTAAATGATGTGTGGCCAGCGATCAAGCCGTATGTGGAAAGCATTCTTGGTATGCTGGAAGACTGGGCGCGATGGATTGACGCGAACTGGGACACCATCAAAGTCAATTTGCTAGAAAATCTGACGACATGGCTTGGCAATCTTGGCGAGTCAATCAGGCGAGCGGCTGAATATATTCTTGATCTGCTAGGAATAGCATCACCATGGACAGGAACAACGACGCAAGTTCCTGCATCTGGCGGAGTGTACCAGACACCATCTGGCCCTGGCCCATCTGAAACGATGTGGGAGCAAGTTCTGACGCCTGGGCCGAATCAAGGGACGTATGTAGTGCCTGCTCCGACGACTAGCCAATCAGACGCTGCAATCATTGCGGCACATGGTGGATTTGGCGGCGTTATGGGATCAACTGGACAATGGGTTCCTTATTCAACATGGAATGGAGTTCCTGTATCTCAACTAGCCAGGGGGGGCAAGCTGCTGACTGATGGCCTTGTGTTTGGGCATCAGAATGAGATTATGGTTCCTGCCAGCGTGTCTCCCCTGCCATCTTCTATCGGCCTGAACAATTCTACAGAGATGGTCAATCACGTTATCGTGACGCTTGACGGGCGTGTGTTGACCAAGCAGATCACTCGTGAAAAGAGACATAGCGAGAAACTGATGACTGGCTCTCCAAACGGACGGCGCTGGGAGCGGGTGGGCGCATGAGAACAATAGTTGGTGCGACAGATAAAGCGGCAGCGAGCATCCGCATGACAGTGAAGGACCATGCTGATTCTTGGCGAGACATCAGTGCTCGTGTCCGCAGCATGACTTATTCTGACGACGTAGAATCAGATTCGTGTGCAATCACCATCCAGTTGAGAAATTCCTGGTGGGCCTATGTCAATGTCACGCCGAACGTAAATCTTGATCCATTAGATCAGGCATCTGACTTCAATCTAATCAGTGCCGTCTACTACCCTCTTCTTGCGCGTTACAACGAGATCAAGATCGAGATAACTAAGAATGCTGGCGTGAATTGGTATGAGATATTCAGGGGATATGTTGGTCCGGGGAGTGTGACGGTTGACACAGACATAGAGGGTGAAGACATGATCTCTGTGAAGCCGGTTGACATCTCATTCCCATACAAGGAATTCTATTTCTACGACCCGCTTATCTACACGAATGCTGATGCTGTCTCAATTATGGGGCAGATGTTTGCAGATCATCGGTTCACGCAGACGATCGTCGAGACTGACGCGCCAGGATTTCATGTCGAGGAGTACAAGACAGGGCAGATCAATCTTTGGGATTCACAGCAGAGCCTTCTTGAGCCGACCGGATTTATCTATCGGATCAGATGGGATTCAGGAACATCGTCTTTCAAGCCGACAGTCTACGATCCTGTGAGGACGAATACGACGCCCGATTGGACATGCGATGGAGACTTCTCGCATAGAAGGCTTGACTTAGACGAGTATGATGTCAGAACAGAGGTTGTGATCTTCTATCGTCTGAGAGACGTTGGGACACTGAAGACATTCCAGCTCTCAAATGATGCTGCAAGATTGAAGTATGGCATACCGGATGGGAATGGCGGGCGGCTTCACAAGACGATGTGGTACGTCACTAAGGGCATCGGCGCACGGCATTCGATGATAGACATGGTTAGCGAGGCACAGACACTTGGCGAGTACATGCTGCACGACCTTGAAGAGCCAGCACCAGACATCGAGATTCAACTTCCTTACATACATCCAGGCATTGAGACGCACGATCTTATCAGTTTCGTGGGGAGAGATTACACGGTCCTGGTTGGCGTTATGAGCGTTGACTGGAGCATAGATGTCAACAACATGATAGGGACTACGACTATCAGAGGAACTGCTGACAGAGTGATCGGACAGTATCGTAGATGGACCGCAAGAGATGCCAGATCTTCTGAGGTCAGGGACGAACAACTGCTGGCAGATCTCCAGGGCGACGGATTGCGGCCTCCAAGACCGTTGAACTGCACAGGACGTTCCTATATGGGTAAGGACGCTTCGACGGGCAAAGAGACCACAATCACGCTGTTCCAAGTTTCGGATGTAGAAGTTTGGGATAGAGGTGGCTATATGTGGAAGTGGTGGCTGTCCGGCGAGAACAAAGTGACAACTGTTTACACGGCAGACCCGAAGCTGATCTTGCAAGGATTGCCGTCTGGAGAAACTGCGAAAGCTGAATGCTACGTTTACGATTGGAGCCACACCGGAGGGTGATATGGACAAGACTGTTGAAACGATTCTAACACACGCATCATTGGCACAAGGAGTGGCGACGGCGCTTACGGACTGTGACGAGCACACCGATCTTTCGAGAATGATTGCCTTCACTCTTCGGGTTCAGATGACGTTTGCAGCGGCTGTAAGTGCAGACCCAACTGTGGCAATCTGGGCATCTGATGCGGCGGTTAATGCAAGTTACGACACCACTGCCTGGAAGACATGGACGTTCCCAAGATCTGTTGGCAATACCGTTACATTGCACTGGCCTGCCTCTGATGAGATCAAGCCTTTACCCAAGTACATCAAGGTGATTGTGACGAACAACTCTGGCGCTGGCGCGAATACTGGCATCACAAACATCACTGTAAAGAAAGTGCCTCTAGCCATTTAGGAGAACTATGCGATGGGAAATTGAACCTTCAGGATGCTGCGAACGCAAAGGAATGCGTCAAGTTAGGTTGTGTTTTTATTTAGAGCCAGGCGATGAGCGATACCACGAACATCATGTAAAGGTTCAAGAGAAGTGGCAGACGAATCCATTTCATAACCACTTTATCATGGTGCCTCTAGGAACGACAGATGACCAGATTGAGGATGAGGCGAAGAAGCTACTCGATCACTTCTACGGGAAATGGAGTAAGAGAGAGAGGCTCGGTGTGACTGATGGCTAGTATTGACATTGGAATGGCGGCGATCGATAGGACTGGAAGTGCTTCTGATGGCTTCACTCGCATTGCATTAGGAAATCCCGCGAACGTTGGTGGGAGCCTAGATACCGTAGAGATATATCTTGGAGTTGGCGGCGCGAATGTCAAGGTTGGAACATTTTATGGGGGCACAGCCACTAAAACTAACCGAGATTACGAAACGATTGGAACTGTTACAGGTTATTCAAAACAGACGTTTTCCGGCCTGTCAATTGGTGTAGAGGCTGACGACTGTATTGGTTTCTATGGAACCGCTGGCGAAATGAAGTTTTCAGACTATGGCAGCGGGTTATTGCAGAAAAGCGGAGATCAGTTTGATGCTGGCGAGCAGGCATATACATTGACCGGCAGCCAGGAGATGAGTCTATATGCATCTGGCTCCACGGTTGCCCCAACAGTTACAACTCAAGCTGTGTCTGATATTGCTTATAGCAGCGGGACGGGAAACGGAAACATAATAAGCATTGGCGGAGAGACTGTTACAAGAAGGGGCTTCTGCTATATGGTCGGCGTGGCAGGAGATCCGACTACGGCAAACAGCGTGGCTTATGATGATGGATCGTTTGGCACGGGTGCGTACACAAAAGCCATTACTGGTCTCACGCCGGAAGAGAGCTATCGAGTCAGGGCTTATGCCATCAACCCCGTTGGCACAAGTTATGGGTCCACGGTTCAAATGCTTACAAAGGTTGCTGCTCCAACAGACGTAGCCGCAACTGACGGTGCGCACACTGACAAAGTTACAGTTACTTGGACAAAATCAACTGGTGCTACCGGGTACCAGATCTACCGTGATGGCACTCCTTTAGGCTGGCTAGGAGATGTGGCTACTGGAGATGACTCAGGGGCAGACGCGCCTGTCATCACGCCAGGAACAGCTGTGGCAACAGACGGCGAATCTTCTGCCCATGTTGCTCTATCTCTATCTGGCGAGAGTGTAGCCAGCGGAACAACCCATTCTTACGTCGTAAGGGCCAAGACAGCTACAGATGAGAGCGCGGACAGTTCAGCGGACAATGGATACATAGGAGTGGGGGCATTAACGTATCAGTGGCAACGAAGTGCTGCTGATAGCGATGCTAACTACTCGAATATAAACGGGGCTACTACAGAGGCATACAATGACACAGAGGCACCAGTTAATGGTGATGGACGGTATTTTAAGTGTGTGCTTGACGCTACTGGTGCTGCACAGCAGACATCTACTCCTGACAGAGGATATATTGCCGTCGCTCCGTCAGTAACGACTCAGGCAGTAGCAGACATTACAGATACCAATGCGACATTGAATGGCAACATCACTGACGAGGGGACTAAAGATGTCACGCGGCGAGGATTCTGTTACTTCGAGGGAACATCAGGCGATCCAGACACGACCGACAGCACATCCTATGACGATGGATCATTCGATACCGGCGCATACACAAAAGCCATCACGGTGCTATCAGCCGGAACATACTATCGAGTTAGGGCTTATGCTGTAAATCTGGAAGGAACTGGGTATGGTACGACTGTTCAGATGCTTACCACTGGCAGTGCAACCGTCGAAATTATCCTAGAACATGCGACATTGTTGCAGGGCGCAGAAACGGCACTAACAGATTGTGATGAACACATAGATCTATCTAGAGTTGCACGCATCTCCTTCTTCGTCGAAATGACTTTCGAGGCTGCTGTGAGCGCAGACCCAACCATTTCTATCTTCGCATCCCCAGAGAATGACGACGATGAATATGATACATCTGCATGGAAAACTTGGACATTCCCAAGGTCCGCAGGGAATACTATATCTCTGCACTGGCCCTACACAGATGAGATTAGGCCTTTGCCAAAGTACATCAAGACGAAGGTGAAGAACAACAGCGGGGCTGGCGCGAACACATCCATTACGTCGATAACGATTAAGAAGGTGATCCTTGGATTATGATTGAACTTCAAGATTGGGCAGTGATTGACAAAAACGTTATGGATGTGGCCAGGACTGGGATGTCAGATCCAAGCGAGTTCGGTTCGATTGTTGTTGCCTCAGACACAATCGCACCATCCGCGCCAACGTTCTCCATCGTTGCAGCGGCTGGGCAATTGGTTCTAACAATAGTCAGGCCGACAACGAGAGCGAATGGCGAGCCTCTGAACAACTTCAGAGAGTTTGCGATCTACCATTCGACGGCGGCGGCGATAGACATTTCTAATCCTGCAACATACGACGGGATCATCTATTCATCCAGCACTGAAGTTCCATATCCATGCACAGTTAAGACGTACTTCGTGATAACGGCACTCAACACATTCAGCGTTGAGTCTTTGCCATCAGCAGAAGATAGCAAAACACCATTAGGGCTTGATGCTCTCGTAACAAACATTCCAGACGGCGCGACCAATCTAGTCTTCGATGATGCGGTGTCAGCAGACGGCATTGTCCTGGGTGACGGCATCATCGGCATTGCCTTCAAGCAGCCTGGTGTAGCGTGGGTCAACTTCGATAGATACCGGCTTGAATATGCGGTTAATACTGGCGCTGGATTCGGGGCATGGATAGCAATATCGAATGATTCAAGAACGGGGTATGTCCACAAGAACCTCAGCACTGCCTATGCCTACAAGTACCGTGCCTACATCGTTGCTACCGACGGAACAGAAAGTACGACACCTGACGTTGAGGACAACGCAACGGCTGGCTTCACGCCAAACCAAGCCGACAATTCTGCCATCGTTGCCGTTCTTGTCCTGGCAGAGAACATCATTGCGACGAATGAGATTCGTGGAGAGCATATCAAAGCAACTTCAACCATTACAGCCGGATCAGGCACTGATGTTGGAGTGCTAAATGGAGCGGACGCTACCTACAGAATTTATGCTGGCCACTCTACACCTGCGTCCGCTCCATTCCGGGTGACAAAGGCGGGCAAACTGTATTGCACGGGAGCGGACATCAGAGGCACTTTGGTTGCCGATGATATCACATCTGGAACGATGAACTTCGCAAGGATCTCAGCAGCATCTGTCTCAATAATTTCAGCCATGATGGCTAACAACTCAGTCGATAGGCCTGCGGTTGTAAATGGCGCGATAAACGTGTCGAAGCTATACATAGACGGCGGGCTCGACATGGCGGCTGGAGGCGGGGTCAATGAAGTGTTCCATTGCAGTGCTGTCAGGGCAGACGGATTGGGCGGAACATTGAATGCCAACATTTTATTGGCAGCAACTGGCCTTTACTTACAATCTGGAACACAGGCAGGGAATGACGTTTACATAGCCTCTGTCGATGACGTTTTTCTGGACGCTACCGGCCAGGTCAAAATCGTATCAATCCCCACGTCAGATCCAGGGGAAGCCGGTGCTTTGTGGAGCTACAACAGCTATGTGCGCATATCTGCAGGGTAGGAGTTGGTGACAAAATGAGCATACACGGATCATTACTTAGTGTCTCTTCGTTGGCAATCCTGCTCTTCTTCTTCTTTGCTGGTGCAGACATCGTACTCGACGACATCGAAATCGGAGTGTTCGTGGGCAGAGACAGCGTTTCTATCGGCATTCATCCTGAATTTCTTGTGTGGACAGACTCTATGTGGTTTCGTAAGAATCTTGGTATGGGGGTAGCGCACGGGAACGTTGCTGTCTTATCGTCTCTTGCGAAGGACGAACTAGAAAGCTGGGACATGAGCTTCGATTGCGTCGTGGAGCATGAAAAGAGGCATCTTGAGCAATTCAGGGCGCTTGGTGAGTTTGCATGGCCAGCGCAATACATCCTGCCGATTGAACCAAAGAACCGCGACTGGGATGACCCATCTGTCGAGCTTGCTGAAATGTGGTCTCCGCCAAAATGGTGGCCATTCTGGTGGACGTTTGTGATGCTTGAGATCAATACTTGAAGGAGAGACATGCCTGAAGGAAAACTGACTGAACTTGAACACTACAAACTGACTTCACGCGAGATGGAGCTTTCTGCGATGGCCGAGAAAGAGGCGCGGATGATGGAATTGCAACGGAATGCGAATCTTACGATTGAACTCGCAGAGAGAGAGATTCTATCCCTGAAATCCGAGAGGGCGAATGCGATCCTTCGTAAGTCGTCATTGTTCAAAGAGATCGGGCAGCGACTTGAAGCTGTGGGCGATGTTGATAGCTGGGATGCCAGACTAGATCCCAAAAATCCAGAGAAAAGCATTCTTATTTGGAAAGAAGCATTGAATGACGGATTGGCCTCTAATTAGAGATGATGCCGTGGAGACCCTGAACGAGGGGAGAGGAAGGTGCGGCAAGGATGATTAGTGCATGGTGGATAATTTTGGCGTTTGGCGGCGGGTTTATGATCGGGCTTCCTGTTGGTGCGTGTGTGAAGTTTCTGAGCACGAAAGAAACAATTCAGGGAGCATTTGCGTGGCTGATCTTGGCCGTTTGGGTTTGCAGCTTTACGGCGGCGGTTGTCATTGAAGAGTACCGGACACCGTTTGAGATTCATGCAGCACTGGGGATGGTTGGCGGCTGGTTGTTTGGCCAAGGTCTAATTAGTGGGATAGTACGTCGAAACGGGGGGAAAAAAGATGAGGACAAGATTTGAGCGGGTGAAGTATGGGCTCTTATTTGCTGCGCTGTTTGGTCTACTGTTCCCGGCGATTGCGTACGTAGTTGAGTTTTTGCCAGAATATGCTGATCGTCGGGCACCGGCATCTGATTGGATTCAGGTAATTGGTGCTAGGATTCTTTCGTATGACGAGGAGACGAGCATTGCGTGGTATCAGTGGCACAGACGGGCGGTGATGCCTCTAACGGTGCATGTGTATATTGATCTGATCAATGTTGTCGGCTCTGACAGTCAGTTGTGGTCTGTAGTCTACAAGGACGTTTACTACCAGGAAGGCGAGTACAACTTTATGAACTTCCGGTTTGAGAACTTTCCTAATTTGCCACCAGGGGAATATCGGCTTTTGGGCCTTCTGTGTTTCAAGACTGAACGTGGAGTGGCCAAGCAGTTGACGTTCGAGTTTGATCCCTATATCGTGGAGGAATAATGGACGAAAATATTGTGAAGAAACTCATCGGTGATGCCCTTAGTGGCATCGCGGGCGCGTGGAAAGTGAAGCTGGGGTCTCGCAAGTTCATCGCGTACATTGCTGCCAACGTTCTGCTGATGGTGGCTGGATTTGCGAAACTCGTATCGTCAGATGATTTTGCTGGCATCTTCAAGATCGTCACAATCGGCTATTGGGGGACTCAGGGCGGCATCGACGCCATCAAAGAACTTGGCAACATCCTGCAGAAGAAACGCAATGGAAACGGGGGGACTGTTATTGGGCAATAAACCTGCTATAATGTATCGAATCGTGGAGGAGGTGAACCGTGAAGATGTTAAGTTGGATACCTGACGCACTGAAACTGTTGGGGGCACTTGCGCCATTCATTCGGGGACTCATCGAGTCTTTTGAAAGTCCTGGCCTTGGGCCGGAGAAGAAACAAATGGTTCTGGAGGCCGTCAAGGAATCTCTTGATAAACTAGAAATTCCAGCGGTAGTTCAGACGTTCATCATGTGGTTTGCAGATTGGCTTATAGACCGGATTGTCGAGCAACTCAACAAGTCCGGAGTTTTCAAACACCAGGAGGTGTAGCAGTATGAAACGAGCATTAGTTCTATCCCTGATTTACCTGTTTGGGCTGTCATTGACAGCATTTGGTTTCTTCGGATTCGGATACACGCACGCAATTCCCGACAACGATGCAAAGCTGTTTGCTGGGTTTGATTTCGGGCCTGACAACTCGCAGTTCAACATCGACGGCTATCTTGGCGATATTTGGGGGACTGGCGGCGGCGGCAATTCTTTGATGTTCCTCGGCCTCAACGCATTCTACATTGGCGAATCAGAGCCTTTCGACATTGAAGTTGGCGCATACATGGAGTCAACAAAGCTCGTAGACTGGCCCGCTGTCACCTTAGCAGACGCAGGATTCTACGGAGATATGACGATACATGTCCTCGACAACGAAACACTTAAATGGGACTTGTTCGCATCCTTGAATCTTGACGTAACTGGCGGGAACCTTGGCCTCGGCGCTGAGTTCGGGTTTGAAGTCAATCTTTGACTAGCCCCGGCACCGACAGGAACGATTGTCGGCGACGTGCGATACCCGTAGAGCAGGACTGATCGACAATAAGGGGCCTCTTCGGGGGCCCCATTTTCTAGGAGGACCAATGAAATTAACTAAACTAGCTGCACTTGGAATTATGGCGGTGGTGGCACTCGCACTCGCGGGATGCTTCCCTCCAACCATAGTGCCCCCTGGCGATCCAGTCCCACCCGTTCTCACCCTTCCAGTAGCGGCGTTTTCCTACTCCGCGCTAGAGAGTCCTATCCAGACAGATTCGTTAGTGAGATTCAACGGATCAGCGTCTTACGCCCCTGATGGAGAGATCATGTGGGGGCGTTGGGATTTTGATGATGACACAGTCATTGAAGGCCAGTGGACGAAGATGGTTTCTCGGTGGGAGAACGGCAAAGAAGTGTGGGAGAAGGAGTCTGTCCGAAGAGAAGTGACTCATGCCTACGACACAATTGGAACCTATGCAGTCATGCTGACCGTATGGGATGGAGAAGGGAATCAATCATCGAAGACCCGCAACGTCCGTGTGAGATAGAGGACGACATTGGAGGGGAATCATGAAGCTGAAACTGCTTGCTTTGCTTTGCTGTATGGCGGTCCTCGGAGGATGTTCTTTCTTCGACGACCCTATTGAACTTGTTGTAACTGCTGAGAGGCTGGCTGCTCACCCGCCAGCGACTATTGCTATCCGAGCCGACCTGCTTCCAGGTTGGCATTTTGTATTTAAGACAGATGTGAGAACGTTTGAGCCGGGGACCAATGAACAGATCATCACGTTCTATATGTTGCCTGCTATTGTGACCGTCACGGCATCCAAGGCTGGAGAAGTTGATAGAAAAGGCGAGGTGTTCATCGACCTGATAAACAGTCCGGTGAACATGGACGACAGGCCGTTCGTGGCCAGCTATGGGTATATTCAGGGGGGGACTCTCCCAAACGCATTTAAGAGCCTTCTCAGCCCATTACACGCCAGTCCTTCGGGAGATCACTTCCTCTCTCCGCTCTCTTACGAAGTGTTCTTCTGTGAAAGAGATGAGGGCGAGCCGTTCTGGCCTGGGGACATCTCTCTTGACTGGGGATTCTACGATCCTGACGGCGATGACTGGAAGATCGTTGAGGTTGTGGCTTGGTATGAAGCCGCTGGAATCAACGGAGCCGACGCAGTGTTTGCGTCAGTCCCTTACAGAGGCGCAGGCTTCTACGAGTTCAAGGGCCATGACGATGCGTTCCTGATCATCCCAAGCTGGCCTCAGATCATCGACACGGAGACCTATCTGTACAAGGCTCCTCCGGGTGGAGTGCCGGGATATCCTAGCGTCTGTCATGAATATGATTGCAGCGTTAGTCCCTATCCTGAGCAAGACTACTTTGTGCGGATCACGACCGAGGACGCGTTTGGGGCAAGGAATACCAAGACGTTCAAGTATCGGTTGTTGCCGACTGGGTGTTACTAATGAAAAACATGGGCTTCATCACATCAAAAGAGTGTCTGTCTCCTGAGCAAGCTGACGAAATCATGGCTGCGTGGGGGGCTGGTCGTGTCGGATTGCGAAAACGATCGTTGTTGAGGAAGCTGTTGGATCGGCGCAGACGAAAGAGATACAAGCTCTGTCGGAAGGAAATGGTCAACTGGAATAAACTGTTCTACGAGAATTGAGGACTATGATGCCAAAGAAGAAGCAAGAGAAATGGCAATTACTTCGTCACGATAACATCTCGTATGCGAACATCAAACGGTCGCGGGTGCAAGGACTGATCCTCAAAGGGCCACTCAATCGAAGCGAGTTGCTGCTTGCCGGACATGAGGCACTTGCCTTTGCGGCAACGTATATGCCGGATGTTCAAGGCATCGCTTTGTTCCTCTGGACCGACCGCAAAAAGGTTGGCAAGGAGGAGGCAGTTGCTTCCGTACATTGGTGCCCTCATGGCCATTGGGAATGGCTGGGGCAGTATCCAGTGACGGACAACATATTTGAAGTGGAATTTGACAGGCAGAGCGAGGAGGAGAGTGATGCCGAAAGGAGTATATCCACATAAACGAAGACCTTTAGCTAATAAATTTTGGGAAAAGGTTGACAAGAAAGGCCCAAATGACTGTTGGGAATGGACAGGCAGTAAAATCCTGGCTGGCTATGGGAAGATTAATGTGAGCGGTAAAACTGTCAGTGCTCATCGCATTTCTTGGGAGATGGCTAACGATCCTATTCCAAAAGGAATGTGTGTTCTGCATCACTGTGACAATAAGGCTTGCGTGAATCCTGCGCATCTTTTCCTCGGCACGAACGCAGATAATAGCCGTGATATGACAGAAAAGGAGCGTCAAGCTCGTGGCGAGGCAAACGGAGAATCTAAACTCACAGAACAAGACATTCACGAGATCCGTGTTTTCTTAGATGCTGGATATATTCAAAGTGAAATCGCAGAGGGGTATGGGGTGGGCCATGTGGCAATTCACTATATCAAGACAGGCTATAGATGGGGCTGGCTTACGGAGGGATAATGGAAAAACTACTGATAGAAATGCCAGAAGAAGATGGTTTGCCGCAAATTCAACTTAATGGTAAAAACATTACTCAAACAGTTGCTGCGATCATAATAAAAATGAAGCCTGGTGATTGCTCTATTCTTATCCATCTTCAGGCTGATCCAGACAATTCCAACTCACCGTCTGCAATGTTAGGAGCGCGATTTAAGGGGACGATCAACCTTGAGCTCAACGACTTCCCAATCAGGCACTAGCCTCCCAGAATTGCTGGCACGGGTGCGCGGACAAGCTGGGCGCGGGCCGTATCAATTTGCTCGCGCCTTTCGTGTCTTCCCCGGAGGATTGAGCTACGGCATCTTCCACAAGCCTCGTTTCTATCCATTCTTGTGGGAAGTGTATGAGGCATTACGCAATCTTCCTCAGTCTGGATCAGTTGTGGTGATGAAGTGCGCACAGACTGGATGGACTGAGACGGCACTGAATCTTGCTCTGTGGTTTATGGCGTTCAGGCGTGAAGGCGTTCTCTATATGCTGCCTACTGAGTCTCAGCTTTCCGACTTTTCTCAAGCTCGCATCACACCAATCATTGCTCTGTCTCCAGTGTTCAGGGACGCATTCAGTAGTGCTGACAACGTTGGTCTAAAGCTAGCATTTGGATTTCCAATATATCTGCGTGGTGCGCGGTCTACAGACAAGCTAAGAGAGATCCCGGTTGGGCTTGTTATCCGTGATGAGTATGACGTAATGGACAAAGGAGGGGCAGCACAGGCACTCAGCAGATTGGGAGCCAGCCAGAACAAGTGGGTATACGACATCAGTAACCCAACATTTCCAACAGAGACTGGTATCTTCGGTCGCTACATGGCTGGCACTCAAGAAGAGTTTGTCATCAAGTGCCCACGATGTGATCTCATAGCCGCACCGACATGGCCGGATAGCTACAACGAGAAGATGCCATACTCGATTGTCTGTCCTGATTGTAAGACGCTACTGAATCTTGAAGAACGTTGGGCAAAGAAGGCTGCGTATTGGCAGGCGAACAATCCAACGGCTAGATATAGATCGTTCCATATGAACCAACTCATCTCACCAACTGTACAGCCTTGGGAAATCATGCAGCAATGGGAAGAAGCACAAGGCGAGATTGGGAAGATGCAGACCTTCTATAACATGACACTGGGCCTTCCTTATGCTCCAGCCGGATCACGCATCACGGCAGACATCATTCGGCAATTGCCGCGTGGTGAGAGCATGTTGCCGGGGAGTCCTGGCCCTTGTTGCATGGGCGTCGATGTCGGCGGCAAGTTACATGCGGTTGTCAGGCGAATGGATGGCGGCATCGTGTGGGTAGGTGCCTGCACATGGGAGATCATGGCAAGGCTCATGCACTCCTACAACGTCACCCACTGTGGCATCGACATTGCGCCAGAGACAAGAAAGGCAAAAGAGTTTGCAACCTTCTTCCCAGGCAGAGTGACACTGATTCGGTACAAACCGAGTTCGACTGCCACGGGCCAGGACGAAGCCGAGGAAGAGGGGCTTCGCAAGATCAACATCTCGCGCACAGAGGCGCTGGATAAAGGGATGTCCCGTTTCCTCGCTCTCGAAGAGACGGTGCCTACTAATTTGCCAGAAGAGTTCTGGCGGCATATCATGGCATTGACGCGAGTAATCATTGAAGATGGAGATAAGGTCTACGCAGCATGGGAGAAGGATGGGCCGGATCACTATGCACACGCATTTGCGTATTCGGAAATTGTAAGAAAATCAGGTGGGGTATATGCAACATCACAGATCTTCCCGCCAGGAGCAAGTAGGAGGAAAGAAAATGTCGGAGAACACCCCGGAGACATATCAAGGAACAAAGAAGGCGTCCTTATGGAAAGTCTCGATTTCGGACAAGAGCGGATTGACCAGCTCGGAGGGCCTCGCCGTCCTGGCAGATTCCAAGGTTGAAGCAAAGAAAGACGTGCGGGTGCTGGCAGAGATGACCAGAATGGGTCTCACATCGAAGACAGCAAAGATCGTCATTGAAGAAGTCTGCCCTGTCTTGTAATGGGGATTGGCATAACGCAACGGTTTGTGGTACACTGACGGGGATATTTACCGGAGGTGTTATATGCCACAGAAGAATGAAGATGCGATTAGCATTTACGTGAGCCAGGAGAAGCAAGAGAAGAAGATTGTTCCACGACTGAACGCACTGGCGAAGGCACAGAAGCGGACGGCCAACTGGCTAGTGAACGAAGCGATCGAGCAATATCTTGAGCGCGAGGAACGGAGGATAGAGGACAGCGCAGTCAGGATTAGGGGGTGACGGAATGGCATGGGATCAAGCGAAGGTTGAGGCAGCGTTCTCAACATTAAGCGATTCTCTTGGTTGCAATTACTCTGTGTCTATCGAAACCAACGCTGACACGGAAGAACTAGAACCAGTTGATGGATTTAGGAGTTACAAGATTGTACCAGATAGCCATAAGGCGATCATCACGATCACCAAGAAAGAAGGATAGCCGAACGTTCGGCTTGTGTTTTACCCTTTTCCATGCGAATCGAGGGCAGCGAACCCTGGCTGTCCTCTTCGCTTTAGAAGTTCGTTGATTTGTTCCATGCAGGCCATCGGATCTTTCTTGAGCATCCCGTCGGTGTAGCGAAGAACAACCCATCCCATCGAAGATGCCATGTTGTATTTCTCGCAGTCTTTCTCGAAGCCTACGCCACGAACATGTCTGCCACTAGAATGCACAGCCCCTTCTAATTCAACACAAACCAACTGTTCGGGCCATGCTGCGTCCATCCGCCACTTTCTTGTAGAATGAAACCTATACTCGCACTCCCAAGGAGGTAGCTTGGCAATGCGAGCATAGTGTTCAAATGTTCTTTCCAGATCTGATTTTGCCATTACGCAGTCATACTTGCCGCGTAGATTGTAACTGTGCTCCCGTTTGGTGTTGCGCCAAACTTAGACCTGATTATAAAATATGGGAACCTGTGTGTTGTTACAGCATAGGCTGAAGCCCCTGCTGTTACTGTCGTCCCTACAATCTCTATCGGAACACTCCTGCGTCTGTTGCCACATCAAGCCCAGACTCAAACGCACCGTACAACGTGATGACCATATCCTTGTCACTGAGGTTAGTTGCACCATAAAGGATTCCTCCGCCAGCAGGAATACTTACCTCCATCGCATGATAGTCTTGATCGTCAGCAACGAATGTTCCTGTCAGAAACCGGGCTTCACGCGATTGCAGATTGGCGAGGTCTTTGCTCAACGCCTCTGCGGTGATTGCTACATCAGCCATAACTACCTCCTTGTTTCAAGATCAGTATACAGCAGAGGCGCATCAAATGTCGCGTTCGTCATCCTCCTTCGTCTCTTCGTCGATTCCGAGTAAAGAGAGTGCTCCCTTACGGGATAGCCAGTCGAACCCGCTCTCTATGTCCGCAAATGGGATGCCCTGCTCATTGACCACTAGGCCGATGTAGTTCTCGCAGAGAATCTCCGTGATGTCCTTATCCCATACGAATCTCAACGTGGTATTAAAGAAGCCGAGATTTGTGAAGAGCCTCCAGTACCACGGAGCCTCGGTCCTGAGCCAGCGATTGTGAGCCCGTCGTGCTGCGGTCTCCATCAGATAAATGCGTCCTTCCGACCAAGATACCAATCTTGCCTTGCTCATCATCATCTCTCCTTCGGCCCAATCCTCAACGGCTACCCTTCTTTTCAAGAAACAGGTCGGTTAGTTTGGCCCCTTTATCAGTTCTGGGCGTTCGATGTCTGCAAGAACCGCACCAAGAAATTCCTGCCACTCAGGCAACTTGTGTTTGATTCTCTGGCTGTAGATGTTTGAGAGACACTTGTAGTTCATGCAGACAATTCTTCGTTGTAGAAATCCTTCCGGCAGCAAGCCTTTTGCAGCCACTAATTGTTTTGACCGTATCCGCAGGTTGATCGTGTTGATGATCCCAAGTGGAAGCGGAACGCAGAAGTCGTCCTGAGTAACTGGACGCGCCAGCAGCGTGTGCATCGTTGACGCAGACTGAGATGATATTCCAGTTCTATATGTTGCAAACTGTGCCCACCAAAACCGGGGCGCTGTTACATCAAGCCAGACAACAATACTTTCTAGGAACTTTGCATGGCTGCCTCCTTTTTTGACCAGTGTTTTGGCAACTTCAGGCATATCTACAACATACTTGTTGTAGCTAAGAGACAAGCCCAGCATTGCTTCATCATGTCCAGTCTCATTTAGAACAAATACTTTCATTTTGTATCCTTCAGATCATCGATATAGATAATCCCTATATTCCTGTCATACACGGCGTTCGCAATCATGCAGCCAACATGCACCGGCTTTGCTTGCATAATGTTGCCTTTATCAGACCCAAAGATTGGGACCAAACAACACTCTTCGTCGCGATTAGTCCCGCATATTGGACAGATGGCGGCATCTGGGAAGTTCGGGAATTTGTTCATTTTGTCTCCTTTTCAAACATCATGGCTGGCAAACATAGATATCTTGGCATGGTCATCCTCATATTTATCCTTTTGCATCCGGGCGATTCTCCACTTGCCGTCCCTCTCCTCAAATTCGAGGGAAGAAGACTTCTTCATGAATGCCATTACTTCTGCAAATTCTTCGTGCGTATACATATCTGCTATTAGCATCAAGTCTGCCTCATGTGCCCATTTGTTGTTGTGACGCATATTGGCGATCACTTTCGATGCTCTCATTGCCGTTTCTTTGTTCATTGGCATATTTGTGCCACCAAGGCGGGCAAGGCGAAAGAAATAGCCTCTCGCTTCATTGTAGGGCGTCGCCAGCCAACGATCACAGCCACGATATGCCTACCAATTCTTCGGCTTCCATATCCTCGTCTGTCCAGAATGGTATCTCTTGCCCACGGTTGTCGTAGACACAGAACGCATTCTTCCCGCGCTTGACGGTGAATCCATGTGCGAATTTCTGGACAGATATGACCATTGGACCTGTCTTTGACGTTTCATCCGTCATCGGGCTTTGACGGCCAGCCACCTTCGTAATCAGCATTTCCAGATCTGAAATCCTGGCAAGCGTCTTCTCGCCAGATCCCCACATCAGCACATACATCCTCGGTTGTTCTATCTTCACGCCAAGTTCTGCCAGCGCCCTGGCAATGTCCGACTTCGATTGGTCAACCGCAGCATACAGCATTGCCTGGATTGTCTCTTTGCTGCACAGGGTCCACAGCCTGCGCTGTGACGCACTGACAAACTTGTTGACCTTGCTCACGACCAAGCCTCTTGGCCATTCAAGATCGTGTTGTTCTATCCATTCAGCCGCCTGAATCTGCTTCATTGCCACTTCAGAATCAAAGCCTTCCGACGAAAGCATCTGCTCTGGTGACGCGGCATCTGGGGCAAGTAAATCATAATCTTCGTACAATTCAAGCATGGCTTTGGCCCTGTCTGCTTCAAACATCCGGTCTCCACGCACTGCTGTCAGTAGCTCACCAAGATGTTCTTTGACTAACCGCGCATGAAGCCAGATGTCTCTGTGCGAGATATCAATTCCGTTGTGATCTACGATATCCAGCACTGGATACGGGACGCCAGCCTCGCAGTAGTCGGGGTCCATCTCGACGATCCGGTATGCCTTGGTCGGGTGATGAAGGAGATTATGACAGTTCCTACAAGCATAGAGGAGGTTCTTCTTGTCGTTCGTCCAGTGTTCGTCGGACTGCCCTCCCATGCCGGAATGAATCCGGTGGACAATATCCATCGGGTTGCCATCCTCTCCCATGTAGTTCGTTCTATGAAAGAGTTGACAACATTGATCTGCTCTAGCTTTTACGAACTCTCGTGTTGCATCATTGATCATGAAATCACCTTCCTTCGGTCGTCACCCTTCAGTTGCAGCATCTTGCACTGCCCTCGCCATCTCGACATCACCCGGTCCCCATACCGTCTAGCCATGTCTTCTGACGAAAGGTTTGTTGTCACCACAATCGGTAACTCGTTCTCCCATCGCGCATCAAAGATAGCCTGGAATGACGAAAAGATGAAGTCTCCTTTGCCGTCATATTCTGCACCAAGATCATCAAGCAAGAGCAGATGGGCCTTCTTGCAGAGAGTAACTTGATCGTACTCTCCATCTCGCAATTTCGATGCCAAGTCAGGCGACTTCCAGTATGCGAACGTCTTCGCTATTGTGAATCCCTCAATGCCGTTTACGACCTTCTCAACAGGTATGTTTGCGGCCTCAATGTCGTTTAGGATCGAGATAAGGATGTGTGTCTTGCCGGTTCCGACAGGCCCCTGCAAGATGAGTCCAGTCATCGTTCCTTCAACGATCTTCTTCGCAAACTCAATGGCTTTCTTGTTGTTTGCATCGACGATGCAAGTCGCAAGAGATGCGGCCTTAAACCTAGTCCCTATCTGCGATCCGTAGATCATGCCACGATCACGTATCCTCGGATGTCTGCTGCATCTTCGATCAATGCAAGCATGTTGTCAGCAGCGTCGGCCTTCTCTCCAGGCGATTCTGCGTTGCACCACAACTCAAACGGGGACATCTCTCCTGAACAGGTGTCGTGAGGAGGGGATTGAGATCTAGGCCACTCGATTAGGCATTTACCACAAGCCTTCTCTTCGGCCTCGGAGTCTATTCCCCATCTAAAGCCAGCATTCCAGCAACATGGGCACTGAAGTGGAATTTTAGGCACATCTCCGCCATTCTCTTTCCATCGTGGCCATTCTGCCTTGTCTCGGCTACGCCCTTGTCTCGCTTCGTCCCTCATCCACAGCCACAGCTCGTAACACAGCGCAAGAACGTGGCCTTTGCTGTCTCGTCGATATCTGATTTTCACAAATGGGATTTCTAGTCTAAGCATGGTTCTCCTCCTCGGACAGCATGGCTATGGCCGCTTCGTATTTCTCAATCATGTCTACTGCCGACATTGTTTGTTCGTCCCACATCATCAGCAAGGCATCTCTCACTAGGCCTAGCTTCGCGGCGACGATGGATTCTACTGCGCACAATTCCTCGCTAGTCATCAGCCCTTCTTTGTATATATCGTCAGCAATCTGTTTCGCTAATTTCATCTTCATCCTCCTCAAATAGTCCGGCAAACTCTTTTGGATCTCTCGTAAGCGATCTGTTCGGCGTTCCGTTCGTGCTCTTGCGGCCACCAGCGTCCCATCTCTTAGCGGCGTTTACGTTGTTCTCAAACTTCGTTGGTCGGAATAGTGTTTCCGGCGTCAAGTATTTCTCCATCTCCGGATTGCCAAGCCAATCTGCAACCTTGAAGTCGATCATCAGCTTACAATCATCAAATGAGAACTTCTCAGCAAGTCGTGCGTGAATGTTCTCTCTGGATGCTTTGCTATGACGATAGGCAGCTTTTGATTTCGTGTTCAGATAGTCAATGATTGAATCAGTTTCGGCGAAGTCGACAGAAGTTTCCTGATCCTGATCCTGTTCCTTTCTCTGATCCTGTTCCTGTTCCTTGTCGTATACGGTATCGATAGGGTATCGATAGGGTATATCTAATTCGGAGTAGCGTTCGAGAAACTGCCCTATTAAAGGGCTTTTGTGCAATCCTTCTAAATGTGTCCCGATGTTTTTCAGCAATTTCCTGGAATGGCTCTGATAACGGAACATATTTACTACCCAAATTAGGTTGGATATGGTATCGATACGCACCAGATACCCTATCGATAGGGTATCAATCCCTTTGAGAACATCTGCTGTTTTTAGCCCTGTTTCGTGTGAAATGGTAGATGTCGGCACATAATATAGCCCCGAAAAATGTGCGTGAGGCGACGTGATGAAATAGAGAAAGAGGAGTTTATTCTCTGGCGATAGTTGTTTTACTTTGGGGTCTGTCCAGAATCTTGCGTCTATAGTTCGGTACATTGCCCATCACCTATCTTCTCAAGCAAGCAGTCGTGGAAGAAATCTGCACCAATATGTTTGTATGCAAATTTAGATGACTCTCTGTTGCATAGCGAGTGTAGTTGCCGATGGCACGATGGGCACAATCCAAGCAGGTTGTCTCTGTCGTCACCTCCGCCAACATTGCGAGGAACAATATGATGCAACAGATCCATATCTGCTGTTTTGCATATCGCGCATTTTCCATTCTGTTCTTTGAGGATTAACAGGTATCTTTTTACTCGTTTGCTGTAAGGCACTATGTCTACCTCCTACAGTAGGTTAGCGAACGGCCCGCACCGTCTGTAGGACGGGCGAGACAGCGTCAGCCCACGGGTTGGGCCGTCCACAAACCTTATTCTATCACATCCTGTGGATCAGGGACAACTACCCTATGCTGCACTGGGGAGAAGTCTGAACAACATGTTTTGTCCGCCGTGAAACATCTTTCTGGATCATTGATCCGTCCGCGTTTTTTGCAAAACTGGACCATTCTCGGATCATCTTCGTAGAGAACATCCCTCATCCAGAACACGCGGTCGCCGCTGAGAAGTTGCTTCCGGGCAGTAAAGTGATCTTCATAGTTCAGATGTTTACAACCGCTGAACGTTACTGTTACAGAATTCATCACTCCTCCTTGTCCAACTCAACCTCTTGAAGCTCGACTACCGGCGCACCTTCTGCAAACCGTTCGGCCTCCTCGAGTGTGGCAAACACCGGCAACGCCCCTACCTGTCCATCACACCACTTCAGCTTGAGAAAAGGCAGCTTGAACGGCAGATTGCTCTCGACTTCCATCTCTGTCCTAATCGTGCCGACAGCGTAGAATACTCGTCGCTCCATCACTCCTCCTTCTTCCCTATCTTCGGCACAGCACACACCGCGACGATTGCGAAGATGCCGAAGAAGCAGCCCAGCAGAAACCATCCACCGCCACTACGGCCCTTCTCACTTGCGATGTACGCACACAGCGCCCCTGACAGCAACCAAATGAATAGAAAGGCCATTACTCATCACTCTCCTTCTTCTCCTCAAAGTCATGCTCCCCGCCAGCGGAACAGTTATTCGCAGAAGGGATTACAGTAGCCCCGGCGTCCTGTAGCATCGCGAGAAGCATCAGCCTTTTCAGAGATTTGCCACACTTGTTGCAGCATTTCGTATCTGACATCACTCATCCCCTCCTTGCAACCGGCTGATCGTGCGCTTCATGTACGAAGACGCGGCCACTGTGAACTCCTTCTTCTGGACGAGCTTGCCCTCTACAAACCAATCGCCGCAAATGAAGACCTCGGGCAGTTCCTTAATCATGTCCTTGACCTTTTTGTCGGCCTGGTTGTAGAGCTTGCTGGCTTCTGCGTTTTGATCCCTGATTTCGAGCAACTCTTCAAGTTCAGGATTTTCGAAGATTTCGGCCCCCGTTCCCGTGGTGATGAGAGGCTGGCAGATGACGTTAAAGGGGCATTCTCGGCAGTATCCAGTCTCAAGCCTATCAGGAGCCGCATCTTTGGCGATTGCCTTATTCACGGCACTGGCCTTGTCAAGCATCTGGTTTGCCAAGTCGTAATCGAGAGGCACCCAAATGTCCTTGATTCGGTATGTCGTCTTGTTCTTCAAGATGAGCAGACCAACCGGCTTCTCGATGCCCAACAGGTAGATCTGTAGCTGCCCTGGGTACTTCTTGATCCAGTGCTTGTCGGACGCGATGATGTCCTCATACGAGTTGATCGAATCCCAGATCCAGGGAGACATCGACTTGATTTCTGTCGGCACCCACATTGGCTTGCCGTTATCTTCGAGTGGCCAGTCCGGCCATTCGTTGATGTTGATCGGGACAGTGTTGCCGTCGATCGATCCACTGATTTCGTAGTGGGCGAGGTCGATAGCCCGCTGTTGCTGGTTCAGTTGTAGGCCAAACCGGCGCAGCATCTCTTCTGTGTTGCGTTCTTGAACTTTACCTTCTTCAAAGATCTCAAGTAGTCCGACATCTGGCAGCGGACGCTGGTTCCAAGCCGTCCGCATGTAATACAAATATCTAACGCATGGATGCCCCATTTCAGAGGCGCGGTTTGATCGGACTGGCCATTCTTCTCGTTGAGAGAGGATTCCAGCCCTGATCTTCTCAGCTATCATTCCGTTCTGTGGCAAGTTCATTGCGGTCCTCCTTCACGTCGTGCTTGATCTGGGCGATCATGGCAGACATGTTTGCGAAGTTTTCCAGGTAGTACCATTCGCACGGCTGGGATATGTATCCACCGATCGTGAACTGCGGTTCATCTCCAAGACTGCGGTATGTATCCTGTTGAACCTCGACAGCCGTATGGTGGTAAGTACCATCAAAGAGCTTGTCGAGTTCCCTCTCCAACCTGCTGATGCGCTTCATGTTCTTCTTCAAGAACTGTTCTAGGTTCATGTTTACTCTCCTGGAAAGACTCCAACGCATTCAAGCAGTTGGAGGATGAGGTCTTCTGCCGTGGGGGCAGAGACAGGGGGCTTCTCGTCTATGGCGCACCAAGGCAACAGCCCGTGGTCAACCAGCACTTGCCGTTCGAGGTAGACGGTCTCCCTCTTTATACCGGCACCTGCCGTGGAGTCTCTTCCGTCCTCTTCTACCTTGCTGATTGCCAGCGAAACGGCCCACAGCCGAGGGTTCGGTTCACCATCATGGCGAGGGAACTCATACGTCTTCCTTCTCAGTCCTTCAGTTCCCGTCGTCGTTATCCGCACTATCGTCTCTTTCATGTTCGGCCTCCTCCTCGTGAATCGTCATCATCATGGCCTGGCAGACCATCCCCGCGAAAGGGAATGGCCCGCCGATTAGAGTATCATCGCTGTCGAGGCGGGAGTTGACCCACGAAGACAGGCCCTCGGTAGTTGTCTCTGTAAGGATTGTATAGACCTTATCCATCTTCAAACCCCCTGAACGGAAGTGGCTGTTCTTCGTCGTTATCCCCACCGCCATCCTGTTGCATGTCGGACATGAAGATCTTGTACATATCTCTGATCTTCCCGAGGTTGACATCGAGCCGCTTGCCGTTGAGCTTGGTCATCGGGACGCCAGGAACCATCGTTCCGTCCTTGCCCTCGAACGCGGATGTTTGAAGCAGCAACGCATTTGCCGCCTTTGTGTCTCCACCGGAAATCTCTACAAGCATGTTCCAGAGTTCCGTCTTCTTCTCTAGGTCTCCTTCGGTCGGTGCTGTTTGAGAAGTGCGGCTGATCTTGGCTACCTTGCCCTTCTCGATGCCGTGCTTCTCCAGGTCTTCCCACGTCAAGTTCCGAAGTCCAAGGATAATCTGGACGCCACGGGCGAGAGCATTAGTGTAACTTGACTTGCGGACAGATGCCTCATCGATCTGGTCAATCGGGATTGCCTGTCCGCCACGAATGCCAAAGAACGGGTCTTTCGAGCTTCTGGTGCCCAAGATGTCGATGACTCGGCCCATTCTTGGAGCAGAGATTCGGAGCGTGGTGAGCCAGATGTAGGAATCGTCCTTGATGGTCTTCTCTTGCTTGATAATCTGCCACGAGATCCCCCAGAGGGCGGCAGTTTTCTCACTACCGGAACTCTGTAGGTAAGGCTTGCCGCTCTGGTCAACCCAATCCTGGGGATTGGTGGCACTCAGGCTCGCAAGCTGAATCTGCCGCATAGCCTTGGCGATTGCAGGAGCCTGCTCGGCCATCTTAATCAATGTGTCGAACGAGTATCCGGTCAAGGACATCTCGTTTACGATCTGGACATCACCTACATCTGCGAAATCTGTATCTTCGTCGATGATTCTTAGACCTGTGTTGTGTTCCATTTGGATTCCTCCTTTTGCGCGTTCAGCGCCTCTTCCCACAGCAACCCTTTGGTTGCTAGATCCCTGATCCGTTCTGACATTGCGCCTTTGTGGCAGGCTTCTGCCTCCTCGATCAAGGTGTCGTCCTTGCCCTGTGTGAGTGTTACTCCGATAACCATCTTCATGATTCCCCTCCTAACGATTGAATGATGGATTGTAGCACGAATACCATACGTTGTCAAGAGGCTATCAAAAAGACTTGTATTCCTTGACCCAATCTGCTATACTCGTTCTACCTCTATCTCTAGTGAAAGGCGATAGAATGGGGTCGAGATCTATACTAAGCATGTGCCGATCTCGGCCCCGACCCTAAAGGAGGAATGAGGGATGGAAACCGAACGATGGGGAGATTATGCAATCTACAGCTATCACGCGAAGGTTCTTAAGATTGTTGATGGGGACACGCTGCGTCTAGATGTCGATCTTGGAATGTATGTTCATATTGTAGAAACCGTTCGTCTTCTTGGCGTGAACACACCCGAAACCTACGGCGTAAAAAAGGACTCCGAGGAATACGCGAAGGGGATGGTGGCGAAGGCATGGCTAATCGGACAACTCGAAACAAACCCAATGATTGATGACGATGAGTTTGTTCCTGTGCGGATTCGGACACACAAGGATGCGAAAGGAAAGTACGGGCGCTATCTAGTCGAACTCTATGTTGGCGACGATCCTGAGTCGATCAACACGAAGCTAATCCACATGGGATACGGAGCTGAGTACTGATGATATTCTGGCTCATTTGGACGATAGTGATTACCTTGATGATCGTCATGATGTCGGTTGAGATAATCAATTTGTAAGGAGCGTGAACATGCCATTGAGTGACAAGCAAATCAAGAAACTGTGTCCCGGCGGCAGCGGAATGCCAAAGATGGTTTCACCATTCATCAGGACCCAAGAAGGCTTCCCAAGCTACGGTCTTGGCCCGTTTGGATACGACATTCGGCTTGGCAATACAATCCGAATCTTCAAGGACAACGTGCTTATTGATCCAAGCGCAGATGTTTCAGCCCTGGAAAACACAAACGAGATGCACGTCTTCAACGTGCCTATTGGCCAACAGTTTGTTGTCCATCCACATACAACGGTGATAGTTGAGAGCCTTGAGCAATTCAGGATGCCTGACGACGTAATGGGATGGATTGTTGGCAAGTCCACATACACACGGCTGGGGCTGATCCTTAGCGCGACAGTGATTGAACCTGGATGGCGCGGACGGCTGAAGTTTGCTGTCATCAATCCTACTGCCGCACGGATCAAGCTGAATTCGGGGGCAGGAATTGCTCAAGTCATCTTTGACAACGGCGAGAAGCCTGAGCTGTCCTACTCTGGGCGATACCAGGACCAAGGTATCAATGTCGACGAGCCTACTTCGGACAATGAAGAGGATGAGGGGGAGGAATGAACGTAAGTCCTGGAGAGGTGGCGGCATGGCTTGGCGTGGCAATACTGTGGGTGCTAACGGTGTCGATTATTTCTTCTGTGCTCATCAATCTATTCAGGCGAAGAAAATGAACCCAGCAGCGATTGTTGTTGTGTTTGTCATACTAGGAATGATCGCAACCGCGATTGCGGGGAGAACAGGGCGATGATCCGGCTCGAATTGCTAACAATCTTATTCGACGGCATCGCAGACGGAATTGCGAAGATTGAACAAGCAATGAACGAGATCAACGAACAAATGGGGGTGAAGATGCGACTGAGAGCACGAGTTCTGAGGCTTGAATGTGAACTGGAAGCAGAGAAGGAATCCCTTAGCAAGCTAGTTACGCAATTTAACCAATTGGTATGCGAACATGAACCCGAGATCAGACCTGTCACTTATAGCACATATTATGAACGGTTGGGATTCGTCTGCAGCAAATGCGACAAGGTGCTGAATGCCCACCCATCCGAAAAGGAACGGGCTGAGTTCAGATTGGAGCAGGCACAGGCGGAAGTAGCCAAGAACAAAGCGACATTGGCTAGGATGAAGAAGGGAGAGAGGGGCAATGGTTCGTAGAAATGGCAAATTCGTCTTCTGGTCACTGATCTTTGCTCTCACAGTTTTCGTGTGCTGCAAAGCATTCGCACAAGAGACAGCAACCGAGGTCTTTCAATTAAGCCAGAATGAAGGCTACGACTTTGTTACAAAGGACGACAAGCAAGACTGGATGGCGTTCTGGCTCTGCCGAGAACTAGACTCACTCCGTGAACTAATAACAGCAAATTCAGAGGCACGCAGAGAAGATGACAAAGAACTCCGAGCACAGCTCTGGAAACTAGCCCTCATTGTCGGCGGAGGAAGCGCAATCGGCGGAGTTGGCGGAGCTGCTGCAATCAAGCGGAAGAAAAACGGAGGATCGAAATGAACAATGCCGGAAAATGCTGCGACTGTAAATGGTGGAGCGGACAAAGCGATCGTGTCTGCATAGCCATATGCTTGTTGTGGAGCCACCGTGGCCCCAATCGCAAACTACGCATAAAGACGATATTTGACCATGTCGGAATCCCAGCATGGATAGAAACAGAACCATCCTTCGGTTGTATCTGCATGGACCCCCGAGAGGCAACACGAAATGAGGGATAGAAAAATATGAACTGGCCTATAATCCACGGAATGCTCCTGCTCTCCATCCTCATCGCCTCCGGATGGTTCTGCGCCGCCCTAGATGGCCACAAAGAAGATCTCAATATCCAAGCCTCCATCGACCAAATACGTAAATGCGCGGAGAAAGATAATGTCTCGCCATTCTAACCCCCTCCTAGCAGCCCTTAAACTAAGACAAACATCCTTAAACCATAGGAAATGCCCAGTGGCTCTACATAAACCCCCCCACTACCAAAACTATATAGCCCTACCAAAACTATATAGTTTTCTGGAATCTATGGAGTTTTGGGGGGCGAAGACACTCTGCACTCCCTATCTTGCAGCGCAAATCGGCAGACCCTCTAATATCTCGTACCTGCCTCTGCAATCTTCGCCCCCCTCCCCTTTTTCAAGCCTCTCAGCTTCCACCTCCCCCCCACTAAAGGAGTAATCTATGTCCCGCTACCTCTCCAAAGAACAATGGCTCCAAGCCGAAGAACGCTTCGTCTACGGTGACTCCATCACCCACGCCGAACTCGCCGCCCTAATCGGCGTCTCCGATACCACAGTCTCTAAACATGCCTCACCCAAAGACGGTAACTGGCTCTATAAACGTAACGTCGCCCAAAAAGAACTTCGCCTCGACGCCAAGGCCCGCCTCATTAAGGATAATCAAGAGCTGAACCTCGTCCGTGAACAATCTTTCGAGGATCGCTTCGAGCAATCTAGTAGTAAAATGAACGACCTCCTCGATCTACTCCTCGATTATTTCGTCCCAAGTCCCGACGCTTCCCATGAGCAAATTAAAGCCTGTAAAGAACAGCTCGACCTCCTCTCCTCTAACCAGAAGGCCACTCTCGTCGTACGCTGCGTTGAACGATTGTCAGGTGTTGCAAAGACTAAGCAATTGCTCTCTGGTGGGGAAACAGAGCGCCTCCTGATTGATCTTCGCGGTGGTGCTGATGTGAGTCTTGATGCGCAAACAGAGGCCCTGATTGAAGAAGTGCTACAGAAGGCTAGGGATAGCAGGGCATCAAGCGACGCAAGTGAGTGGGAAAGCGCCAGATAATCGCCCGATCGCGTGTATACTCGTAGGGGACAAGTATACACGCGCTTTTGCTTAGTGGGTGTTAGGCGAGGGAATCTTCGAGAAGCGCCCGCAGGAACTCAGTTTTGGATATGTTGGTCTGTTGCAGGCGGATGTTGAGTTTGTTTTCGAGGAACGGGCTGATTCTGAATGACACGAGGATTGATTTCGCTCGATCGCTGTTCAGGTCGGGGGAAGAGAGATCGTCTGGTGTTGTATACTCGATGGTGTCAAGGTTTCGCCCAGAATCGCTGTTCTGATCGAGTATACATGCTTGTGTGATGGGACGTATACTTGATGGGGGCTTGGTTTTCGCCGGGGGTTTTGTTGAAACTGTCTGAACGATCTTGGTGGCTATCTCCATTCGGCCCTTCCTGAAGCAAGAGGTGCATGTGTTGTATTCTTTCTCGATTGCAGACAGGATGGGCATTCCGCATGTTTTGCAGTGTTGAGGCATGATAGACTCTCCTTTGATGTATACTTGATGGGATCGAGTATACACGGAGTTTCGCCCTGAATCAATAAGCGCCCGATTTTCGCCGTTTCGCCCAATAAACGCCCAATCTCCATAGATCGCCAGGAACTATATAGATTTCCAAAAACTATATAGTTTTGGTAGAACTCCGAAGAGAGGGCGGACTTTCGCCCGCCCGAGAATCGCCCAGTTATCGCCCAAGATCCTCCTCCCTTGATACCTCGTTCACTCCGAAGAATTTGCGCAGTTCTTGATCCGCCGCATAAGACGTTGCGGCCCATCGTCCGATTCTGCACTCGCCATCGAATGCGTTTGAGACTGGGGCACACCATAGCTCGCCGTGTTGATCTTGATATACCTCAAAGGGCCTGTTCCCGTTGCCGGGGAGGTGTGCTTGGTATTGTCCGGCGATCTTTACGGGATCGATGAATCCGAGGTGGCCTTTGCTCTTCCGAATCGCTTGTGTCGTCTCCATTAGTCCTCCCTTATAGCTCATCAGTAGTGAGCCTAGACGCCCCCGGAGGGGCGTTTCGCTACAAGGGGTTATTCTGTAGCGCACAGTAGAATTCCGGTCCGTCGTAGAAGAAGACCGAAGTTTCATCCATCTGGTCAATACACGTTGCGCACGGTTCACTCTCCGGGTTCTTCTCAATGTTTGCACACCCTTCACAAAAGTCTGGTCTCATGCTTCAGCCCTCCTAGGAACTAAGCAGAGGCGCGGCCTTTCGATTTCCATAGGACAGACGGCCAACTTAGCGCAGTTGATCACTGCGGGCCATTCAGGGCCACCGGACCAATGGATTTCTATATCGTCTCGCCATTCTTCAGCGTGTCTCAGGACCAACAAGAAGCGGACGCCCGGGAAGGCATCCGCTAGTTTTGATTGAATCTTGTCCATCGTTTCTTGGCGTGTCATGCTCCCCCCTTACAGACCGTGGCTAATCATCAAATCAGACAGACAGAGAACTTTCCCGGCCTTGGCATCTTCCGAGAATTGTTCCCGTTGTGCGGCTAACTTTGCCTGCCGGGCTGGGTCATCCTTTTTGATGTGCTCGTATCGGATCACGTCTTCGTCAGTCCCGGTGAATTTCTTCTTGTTGGTTGCTTCACTCATAGCTACAGACCTCCCCTTGGGGCGTTGCAATCTCGCCCATATAGATCCATGGACCTTCCTTCTCGAATCGTTGCAACGTTGAGAACGTCGGCCTCCCCGTCTTTGGATCGTGGCCCGCCGCTTCGCCTACCTGAATGCACTTTCCTGACCATGTAGCGGGCGGGAGTACACAATACCACCACTCCCGGAGTTCATCGTCTACAGTGTCTCCGATGTTCAGGTAAGTACTGATACAAAGATGCGACAAGTGCCACTCCTCTTTGGTGGCGTGCTTTTGTGGTGGGTTGTATGCCTTCCCGCGCAACACCTCATGAAAGTCTGGCGCGTGGCCTTGAACCTGGTAGCCTGTGTCGTTAATGGGGATTGCGTCCCAGGCCCAACCATCATCGAGCTTCGCCGCGTATTCATCGAGCGTAGCGCGGGCGTGCTGTTCGCATACCGCCGCCCCAGGCACGCGCTCATAGTTGAATCGCGTCCAGTATTGTGCCATTTTGTGGCATCGTTTCCCGTTGTCATACGCTGTGCATAACATTTGGAACCTCCCTTATAGCTGTTGATTGATTGATCCTATCACGATCCGCCCACGATGTCAAGATCCGCCCATGAATAACGCCCTTTTTTCGCCAGATTTTCGCCGTTATGGCGTCAAACCGGCCCAAGCTCGATTTGGTACATTCGGTACATTGTGCCATGTGTGCCAATCCAGATCCGGCACATTGGCACACGTGTGCCAGTGTACCATAGTCTAAGGGACAACTGTCACCACAAGATAGTGGACAAAGTTGCTGTTAGAATAGGTCACAGGACTTGACTTGGCTACCAGCTAGATTATACTGAAGACGTGAATCAGTGAATGATTCAACACCAAGGCGAAAGGGGAAAACATGAGAACGATCGAAGTCACGGAAAGGGAAGCAAGCGACATCATGTTTGGAATGGACAACATAGGGTACTGCCTATCTTGTGGGGAAGAGGCGTACGGATGCGAGCCGGATGCTCGCAACTACACGTGCGAATCTTGTGGAGAGCGGCAGGTGTTCGGGTTTGAGGAATGCCTGATTATGGGCAACGTCACAATTATAGAGAGTGATTCTGAATGCTAAGGCTCTATACTGAGGATACTACACTTGTCCGAAAACAAGTCTTGCAAGCGATGCGGAAGGGTCTTAACTGCACTCAGTACGTTGGGCAAGGCAGTTGGAAGGGGATTCCCGAGAACAGCCTTGTAGTCGAGTCAACTGATGACTCCCTCCCTACATTGCGTGAACTATCGAAGGCGATCATTGAAAAGGCAAACCAGACAGCTACTCTACTGGTTAAACTACAATCGGAAGTGATATCATGATATGCAAGCATTGCGATTGCGTGCGGATCAATGGGACAATTTGTCACGAGTTTGGGTGTCCGAACAAACATGGAGAATTAGAAAAGGGGAAGGGGAAGTGAACTTTGCTAGTGTGCTCGTTGGCAGTGGTGGCACACTACCATTGACAGCGTGGTTAGTGCTAGGCCTAATTGTGGTACTAGTGTGGGGATTGAAAGGGAGGAAATGACATGTTTATAGTGCGATGTCCTGGCGAATTGCAAGCAACGTTGCTTGATATAGCAGAGAGTAGGCCTGAGCTGCTCCCGCAGCTTGTGCACGCGTTGGCAAGGCTTATCGGCAAGTGCCTTGACGAGAAAGGGTACGACGTGAATACAGTTGAACTATACTCAGACAGGGGGCAATGGTGTTTCGGTTGGGTCTTGACTTATCATGATGGGGGACAACTTGTAGGTGGCCTGAATTATCATGCAAGCGATGGTAGCTGGAGTCTGAATACCTAAGCGGAAACTCTAAGGGTCCGGACCCCCCGGACCCTTTTCTCTTGCCTATTCACACACTATAAAGCGAATACATTATAGTATAAAATGGGACCCTAAAGTCCAAACGACCCCCCCCAGCGCTTCGCGCATCAACTTCTCCGCGCAGATGAGTCCCGATGTTTCCCTTAGTTTACCTTTCAGCGAGAGGCGCATGATATTATGTAGTTTCATTTAGGGGTGGGGGTGGGGGCATAATGCGGGGATGATTTTCATGGTGGGTGGGGGGGTGGGTGTGGCAAGTTTGACGTTTACCCGAGTTTCTGATACACTATTGTTATGGAGGGTGGGGGGTGGGAGACATGAACTCAACAGATCTTTTAGTGGGGGTTTACAAGGCTTACAATTTTGTTCCTAAGACGCGGATGGAGTTATGGGAGGATTGGTTGGAGGAGTGCGACAGGCGGATGGAGACTGGTGATGGGGTGTTACGTCCTAGGATGCCATTTGACGAAGATTGGGACACGATGAGGGGGATGTGGGGGGATTGATTGCTGAGGGGTGGTTGGTGATTGCCCTTGACATTGGTTAGTGGATGACGTATGTTATTATTGAAATGAGAAACCAAAGAGATTATACTCAGAACATCCGCGCAGTCCGGCGAGACCCATCAGCGGTCGAATCTTTCTCATTTCACGCCGGGCTGCCGTCTGTTTTGAGCAGCGACAAATCCAGTCTAGTAGGTGAGGTTATGACCCCGCCTTGCAAAGCAGACGCTGTGGGGCGTTCTTTGCTAACACGACGTGAAGAAACTGGGCAACGAAGGTTCTTTTCTACGTTCAACCTCAAAATGAACGCACCGGTTAAGCCGGACCATATTCAAGATGGTGGTAACGGAAGATTCTGTTCACGCGAATACTTTCCCACCCAGACGAGGGCCGTGCGTTGTGTAACAACACAGAAGCGGATGGTCGATAACAGCTTACTAGATTCCCACACTGCGAAGAAACTAACCGACGCCCCAATCTAAATCCAAGGCTTGGGTTAATTCAAGAGCTCTCCGCAGGTTTCCACGGGGTCCAGGGGTCTAAGTAATTTACTACTAGAAGTAGAGGCAAGCGTATAGGTTTGGAGATGAATGATGAAGAAACCTGAGCGCAAAGCCATGAAGAAAGAACAAAGAGGGCGATGTTTTTATTGCGGGACGAAGCTCATAGATGATTCCCATTTGGTAAATGTTTCCGTTATTTGACACTCCCCCCATTTTCTGATATACTCAGCAGCAGATTGAAGGAGGATGACGATGAAGACTGAGGCGATTAAGGCAATCTTGTCCGCATTACAGGAATACGCTGGGCCGTTAGAGGAGCAAGAGGAAGAAGTGCTCGTAGCACTTGCCGAACTCGCCGCCCTTGAGAAGCAGGTCGGGTGGCTGAGACAGGCGCTAGAGTTCTGTTCGGCGCATCTAACAAACGATCCATTGGCCGCGCATGAGAGAATCAGGGCAGTCCTTTTTACTGCGCCTAGCGGGAAGGCGCTGAAGGATATAAGGATTACCGATGGCGGCAAGGAAACTACTAACGTGCTGGTCGATATCGAGAAGCTACGTGAAGCGTGTACAAGTCTTGAAATGGCACCAGCAGGCCCAAACGAGATCTATCGATGTCTTCTGTGCGACCACCATTCTCTGCGTCGTGATGGAATTCGACACGCTGACAACTGCTGGCTTGGCAACATTCTGAAGACGGCGAGGGAAGGGGGAGAGAATGTCTGAGTTGAAGTCGTGCCCGTTTTGTGGGGATAAAGATCCACTCGTCGAGGCAGACGAAGTTGACGACGGTATGTCCGTGGTGCGTTGTATCGGGGTCCGATGTGGAATCCGTGTCGGCTTTTTCATGTCTGAAGATGAAGCTATCACCGCCTGGAACACCCGCGCCGATGAAGCCCAGGTCCGCAGAGAGACAATAGAGAAGTGTATCACAATCATCTCGCAGAACACACCGATGGAAGGATGCTATGGGTGTGAAACTAATTTATACGAGAAGCTCCGCGCGCTCGCCCCCGACAGCGGCAAGGTGATTGATGCAACAGTTTACTACCCTGGCAAATATGGGGCTCACAAGCCTGTAGAGGCCGCCGAAGAAAACGCCGAATTCTTAGCACATTTCAATGCTGCTTCACCTCATTTGGTCAATGAGCTGAGAGAGGCGTTAGGTTTAATCAAGCTGCCAGAATAGTGGATCATGCCGGCACTGAACTACCAACAATGGAAGGCTGAGAAGGTCAAGTCTGGCGAGTGCGTGCAGACGATCCGGGCGCAGCGCAAGCGTCCATTTCAAGTTGGGGATCGATTGTACCACTACACCGGGATGAGGACGAAGGAGTGCAGGAAGCTACTCGAAAACGAGTGTCTCCAGGCACTAGACATCATGATCGACGGCGTTTGTGTGGTGATCGACCACGGAATTCCTTTGGATGCTGACCAACGGGAAATGCTGGCACAGGCTGACGGGTTCGCTTCTTACGACGACATGGAAGCATGGTTCGGTGAATCTCACGGGTTCCCGTTCAACGGACAACTCATCCTGTGGGAGTTCACAAGTGAAGGAGGAGTGAAATGCCTGAGTTGAAACCATGCCCGTTCTGCGATGCCGATTCATACTCTATCCGAGTTGAGACGTTCGGCATCAAGAACCAGCTACATCGGGCTGGGTGCGGGTCTTGCCTTGCTGAGGGGCCGCTATGTGAGAGCGAAGAAAAGGCGATTATTGCCTGGAACGTCCGTCCTGACGAAGCCCGTGTTCGCCGTGAGACAATCAAGGAGTGTGCCTCAGTATTGACAGAGAGCGCGAACCCCTTCACGGGAATAAATGCTTCTGTTGTCGGGGCGTTATATGCAGCGGCGAGAGAGTTGCTTGATATGATTGAGGTGTGAAGATGAATCTCTCTTCACAACAAGACATGATTGTGCTATAATCTTTGCGTTGCCCTAGTTGTCCTATTGGCGACCTCCTTTTCAGTCCGACGACCGCCCCATGACAAGAGGGGCGGTTGTCTTTATGGGTCCAGAAATCTGTTAGTAATCGCATTTCTTCAATTCCAGTCTATATCCGGAGTGTATATTTCTAAATGCCCCTTGTATTCCCCCACGTCATTCGCTATACTATTACAACTATGAAGGAGGAACGGATGGAAAGACCAGGAAAGACGGTCGTTCGGTCATTCTCGATCCCTGTTGGGCTGTCAATAAAGCTCGATGAGAGGGCCGAGAAGGAGCGGCGTCCAAGATCGTGGATTGTTGTTGCGGCGTTGGGGCAATATCTTGGCACAAGGAAGAGATTTGGGAGGATAAAGTGAATCCAGACCTGAAACAGGCAATCCTCGAATGCCTTACGTGGTATTACGATCAGATCTACGACGGCGGCATAGAGCCGTTCTGGGTGGACCAGATGATCGAACGGTACTGTGCAGACGATGGGATCACAGATTTCCGTGATGCTCTAGATCACTTTGAAAACGAGATGGGCAAATACCGGCAAGAGATGAAGGGCCATAAGGAGGCCAAAGAATGAACGACAAGACGCTAGATCTGGCGCTTGAAGAAGTTGAGCGGTTTCTCATAAAAGCTCATGTCTACAAGGAAGCCATCAAGGGGGCGAAATTTCCAGAGCTTGATTTTGGCAAACAACGATCTGCCATGAAGCGGTCCAGCATGGATCTATCTCGCGTGCTGGCCGATCTGAGACAAGGAAGATAAGGAGGCTGAAATGGAATTTGCAGGCAAGATGTACTTGGTGTGTTTGGGACTGGCGGTGCTGATCTTTGCGATCTTCCCCGCACAGGACACGTACTACGTGTCGCCAGTGGAAATTATCGAACGACCAATCGAGGTGCGCGAGATTCAGTCAGTTGAGACGCAGGTGGTTGTTGATGTTGATATTCGGCAGCAGACGCTGGCTAACACAGCATTGATTGCGGCGATGCAAGCCACTGTCAATAAGTTATCCGTTAAGACCACAGCCATTGATGTGCAAATTGATGCAGCCAGAACGGGGATGGTATCGTGGCATGAACTCTTAGTGGCCGGGTATGTTGTCCTGGGCCTATTGGCCATGCTTCTCATTTACAAGATTGCAAAATGGAGGCGCAATGCCTTATCACGCCACTAAGGTCAATGAGTACGTTGCCAACAGACAGGTTCTCATTCGGACCATCCCGCGAGGAGACCCGCTAGTTGTTATACGGGCAGACAACCAGGATTTACTCAGCATCGATCTGAAACAGCTTGTAGAGGCAGCAGTGGAGATCGGTGCGATTGAGGCGGTCGTTCGAGAAGTCGAACCTGATTGTGTGGAAGAAATAGCAGAAGCAATCCGTGACCACATGGCGGACCAGCCTGAGTCAATTGTGTGTTCTAGCTGCGGAGAAGACCTTAACTACGATGCTGTACTGCACTATAGGGGCAGCCTAGACATCAAGGTTGATCCATGTAGCTGTGTGAAGGAGGACTAATGAACAACGCAAGGAAGCTGACGCTACTGGAGAAGGCGATCGATCTGATGGCTGCGGAGATTGTTCGGGGAGAGGGCAAGGGCACTGAATTCCAAGCTACGGTGAAGCGAGAGTTATTGATGGACCTCTGCCAGTGGCGCATCAACCTGAACAGCTCACCAGATCAGGAGGACTAATGACACCAGCGGCCCTAAAAGCAGAACTGTCAGCGTTGATGGCGAAGGCCGTCATGAGCTTCCCTTTCCCAGGAGAGGGACCTGCGTTGGATATGCTGGTTGAACACGCGGCACGACTGCCAATAGGCCAACAAATGATGGCGAGGATGTTGTTCGATCAAGGGATGCAGGAATGGCATCAATCATTGATGAAGGTGGCAACTGGATACGGGACGCTTGGAATCGAGTTTGAGTTGGTGCCGATTGAACAATCAACGTTCTTGGATAAGTTGTTCTCTTCCGAATGACTTAACATTTTTGCCGATTCGTGATATGATGTTGTTCCTCGTATCCTCTTTGAGACGAGCAAGACGTCCAGAATCTACCTGTTCCCTCCAGGCAAACAGGCTGGGCGTCTTCTCATTGGATGACAAGATGCAGTCCCTGTCGCAAAGTTGACTATGTATACACATTGTGGTATAGTGACCAGAAAGGAGTGTGAACATGAAACTGCGCTACACAAGTTACCTCTTCAAGGAGCATGTCGATGCTCTCAAGGCAATGGCCGAGAAGACTCAGATGCCGGTTAGCTCGTTGATCGGGCTTGCCCTAGATGGATTCTTGCATCCTCTTGGGTGGATCAATGTCAAGTACGAGGCCCCATACGAGCAGTTGTTTCTCATGAAGAACCAAGGAGCGGCGTCAGACATCCGATATGTCGGGGCGTCAGGTTCGGCCACAATCGTCCCTATAGGCAAGGCGTTTGCTGTCAAGATCACACTGCATGGCAAGACAACGAAACTTTGTCCGCTGGCGGAAGGCGTTCGGTGTGTGAACATCAAGAGCGTTGTTGCGGAGGGGATTACGATTGGAATGGGGGCCTCGAAGGCGTGTGAGAACGAGCAGTTCTTGGCGTGGGAGGAGCATGATGAACAATAAGATCAGAGAAGTAATGGAAAACTCTGAACAAGCGGTTGGTGCGATGATTCTTGCAGTTGAGGAGGTCGATTACGATGATGACAATTCAGCGGAGTGGATGGCATACGAGATCGCAATCCACACCGATCGTGGCATTCTGCGAATTACTGGATGCCATGATTTGGGGCCGGACTTGAAGTGGGAGGAAGCAAATGTTTGAGTCGCTGAGATCGAAACTGAAACTGGAATGTCCGATTGTATTCCTAGATCTGGAAACGACGGGCACTGATGTTGCAAATGACCGAATCGTTGAACTTGCATATCTTGAAATCCGGCCTCATGCAGTTGGCGAACTCGGATTCTTAAAGGAAGAGTACAAGATCAATCCAGGCATCCCAATCCCCGTGAGTTCTACTGCCATTCACGGGATCACGGACGCAGATGTGGCCGACTGTCCAACATTCCAATACATTTCTGCAGAGATTCATGACGTATTGAAGGGCAGTGTCCTTTGCGGCCACAACATCAACGGATTCGACATCCCGATGTTGGCGAATGAATTTGAACGTGCTGGATCAGTGATGCCTCCGTATGACTGCTCTGTCGATACATACGAGATCTTCAGATCATACTTCAATCACTCGTTGGAGGCTGCCCATCGTGTCTACTTAGGATTTGAGATGGAAGGGAATCATCGGGCGCTGGCAGACGTATACGCAACGGCCAATGTCTTTGAACGGATGATCACGCTTCACAAGCTCAATCCAAATCCGTCTATCCTTGGTGCTACACCGATCGACCCAACATGGATTGACCGTGGTGGCAAGTTCAGATGGAAAGACGGCGAAGCGGTGTTTACGTTTGGGAAGGTAGCCGGTCGTTCTCTCCGGGATGTTACCAAGAAAGATGAGGGGTTCTTGAGATGGATGCTCGGCAAGAACTTCAGCGATGAAGTCAAAGACATTGTTTGCGATGCACTGAAAGGAAACTTCCATGACAAAGTGTAATGTGCCTCAAGAATACTGGATTAAGCCATTCAAGTTTGAGACTGAAAACAGCCAGATTCCATCCTCGCATCACGTTTCGATGTCAAAATGGGGAAATCCTGCAAGGGCGGTACGCGGGAACAAGGGCCACGGCAAGAGCCTCAACACAAGGAAAAGGAGGGAGAATGCCGATCAAATGCCTGGTTGATCTCGTAACTGCCATTGATGACACCCCGGCTCCGCCATTATCAGATGAAGAACTTGCCAGCTGGGTGAATAAGTGGCGCAAGAAAGAAACCGCGCTTTACGAAAACCATGACGAAGGGGAACGATGTGCAAATCTGAACATCAACGCACAACTAATTGCCTGCATCGTCGAATTGATCCCAATTCGGAAAGAAAGTAGACAATTAGGGCATCCACGGCAGGCATATCCAGGCAGGCGGCACAAGTTGGGGCGATGTAATCAAGCAAAGGATCATGCCCTATCCATTGGCGTCTCTTCTGTCGAGAAATGGGGACTGCGTAAATTTGCCTCATGCGATGCCTCTCCTGGCAAGGAAGGGCTTCTTATCGTATTCAGAGAGGACGGGGGAGGAGAACACGCCGTTAATCTTGGGAAACGACCGCCATATTATATCTGGTTCAAGCGCAAAATGGATGCAATGGAATATGGAGATGGTAACTACATGTTGTTGCCTGTTGATGTAGCTTCCGGTAGCTTTATATTGACACCAAGAGACTAAATACTAGGCTACTTGCCATTATCGGGACAATCTGCTATTCTGTGGGCGGGTGATAGTGATGGCATTCGATGTGGTTAAGAAGAGAATTATCTCGAAGAATCCACAGATTCAAATCTACACGCGGGGGACGATCCATTTCAACATCGTGGCAATGAATATGATGGCAGGATGGCGGCATGTCCTCTTGTTATTTGACAAAGAAACTCGTAGGCTGCGGATGGTCCGTGATGTCTCTTTAGAAGACGAACGAGGGCGGCATTCACGCAATGTTATAAAGAGCGGAAAGACGATCTGTATAATGGCAGCAAGGCTTTTGCGTGACTTTAATGTTGTCGAGCAGCACGACGTTCAATGTACTGACCATGGGCTGAACTTCATCGAGTTTGGTCCGATTCGGTTGAAGGGAGATCCAGATGGCCCAAGTGATAGCTAACATTGCCGTTGGTTGGTCTGTTGTAGTGGCGCTACTTGGCCTAAGCGGGAGCGTATTCGTGTTTGTCTACACGCAGCGCATGACTCCGCAACTGCTGAGAGAACAGTCCAGGACAACGTTGATGATAAGAAAAGTTGGCATCGGAGCCGTGGTCGCAAGTTTCATCGTTCTTTGCATCGTGGTTGGCAGCGCAATTCTGTAAGGAGATCTGATGGCAAAAGAGATGACGGAAGTTCAACGTAAGGCCCATCATCAGGGAGCCGTCGAGGCGACAAAGGCTTTCTTTGAGGCGCTGCAAAAGAATGAAGACTGGAGACCGTTCGCACAAAAGCATTATGCCAAGTGGGATCTGGCAGCACGCCCTCTCATCATGGCATTCGATGGATTCGAGGTGCAATATGCTGGCAAGGGCAAGGGCATGAACCACGACGTTGGTGTGTCTGTCTGTGTTAGCCTGCGGGTGGCACAGATTGGCGGATCATTGTCACAACGGCGGATGGTCGGACGCATTGCCGTGTGGTGTGAAGAGGGGCCAATGAAGCCATCTGTCAATGGGACATGGGGAGTGGCCCCCCAATCGTTCCAGGTGAATGAAGGGATGGACAATCTTGACGTATGAAATGATGGTTAAGTCTACTCTTGAGACTATAGAGCACTTTCTCATGTCTGGCGCAACTGGGGCATTAACAGTGGACGTTAAGCCAATGACAGACATTACGATAAAGGTGAGCGGAATCGTAATTGCTAAAAACGGCTTACCGCAGCACTGCATAGTTCCAAGTGTAGGATATTCAAGGGACTAGAGTGAGGGATCACAGTGCCTTATAAGAATCGTGAAGATCAACGCGCATGGGCTGCAGCCTATTATGCCACTAACCGCAAGAAGATACGAGCCAGTCAAGCAGTGTATGAAGCATCGCGCAAGGAAGAGAAAGCGACCTATGATGTAGCCTACGCTGCCGCACATAAAGATCAGAGGATGGCTTATCGTGCCGAGAACTCCGAGAAGTTCCGCGCCTACGCTGTCGCCTATCGAGCGGCTAATTCTGAGAAGGTACTAGCCAGTCAAGCAGCCTACCGTTCATCTCATAAGGACGAGAAGGAAGCATACCGGTCCGCACATAGACCAGAACAGGCAGCGGGCTGCGCTATACGCAGGGCTAAGATACGCGGCTCGACCATCGGTGATCATGCAGAGATCGCGGAGATTTACAGGAAGTCCTCTGAAGAACCGAACATCCGGTGCTACATCTGTAACAAGTTGATCCCTTTCGGCGAGCGCCATGTGGATCATATCATGCCTTTGGCTCAAAATGGACAGCATCGGCCATCTAATTTGGCCGTCGCGTGCAGCCACTGCAATCTCATCAAGAGCGCAAAACATCCCAACGAACTAGGGATTCTGATATGAGTTTGTAAATTGGATAGATTCGTGCTAAACTACTGGTAGATAAGGAAGAACGGCTATAAGAAGCCGCCCTTTGCCTTTTGGCGAAGGGCGTTTACTTTGTGGAGGCGTGATGGCCCTAAGAGACCAAGAATTAGTTGTTGGTGAAGCACGGATTATAGGCCTCAAGCTGACACGGACGATTGGAGAGAGCAAAACAGAGATCACTCCCGATTCGGCAACCATTGCAGCCGTCGATGCTGAGGCCGTTGTAGTCATTACAGAAAAGGCAGCATCAATTTCAGGCACTGGTGTCTATTCTCTGATCTCTGTAGCGGACATCACAAAAGCAGCCGGAGTGTTTACAGTTACCTGGAAAGTAACCTACGGCACTGAAATCATCATCGAGACACAGACCATTACGGTGACATGAACTACATAGCGACAGATTTATATCCGAACTTTACCATCTTTGATGCCTCCTCTCTGTTTGTCGCGACTGACACTACTGCTGAATTTGATGGATTTGCATTCTGGTATGAGATCGACACCCATGTCCATAGTGCAGTGATCCCAATTGGCGCAATTAACGGAGTGAATACAACGTATTCGATTACTGCCGACCAGCTTGAGGTAATGATCAACGGCCTGCACGTGACGTTCACGAAGACAGTAGGCGGGTTCACTCTTGATGAGGCCCCGACTGCTGGAGACATCTTGTGGT